AATTTCATTCGAACTGCATTGGAGGTAGAGTATGAAACAGTGCATAACAGATAAACAATTTATTGAATTTGTAAAACCAAATGGTATTTATGATAATAATAGAATAACAGCTTTACGGAAATTATTAAAATTAAAAGACAATGAAGTATTATCATCTTTATTATTTAATATAGGTAAAATGATAGAAATGTTAGGGCATAAATTATTCTTTATAGGTCATAATCCGGAATTTACATTTAATAATGTAAATAAACCACATTTTGGAGTTTTATTAAAAAGAGATAATGATGAGAATGGGGATAAAAAATTTGAATTTAAATCAAAAGAGCTTTGTGATGCATTATGGGAAGCGATAGAAGAAATATCAGATTGCATTTAAACCGCACTGGAGGATATTATAATGAGAAAAGTTATTGTATTAATAGTAAGACTTAGAGAAAGGACAGCAGAAGGAGAACCTATATTACTTCGTTCTTATATATGTGATGAAAATAAAGTTAACCTTCAGGCTCCCATGATTAAAGACATAATTAGAGTAGAAAAAGAGTATAACGGAACTGTTATTAATTGGTTCTTTGCATATTCAGAATAAAACTGCATTGGAGGTGCGTTATGAAATTCAGAGAAGTGATAACTAAAGATGGAGGACATTGGATAGAGTGTAAGAAACATTGGTGGAATAAATGGGAAGAAACATTAGCAGAAGAATTAGAATTTATTAAAGTTAGGAAATGAAGGATGTTTAGAGTGATATTCTTTTCTCTTGGCTTATTTGCCAATATTAAATCCCGTTATGACCGCATGAGCACAGCAGAATTAATATTAATGATAGTAGGATGGATAATAATAATCTTAGTGATAGGACTAATAGGACTAATAGGAATCTCATGTTTAGGAAAGTTTTATGGCTTTCTTATAACAATATTATAGTATTATTAATGTTAAATAATTCCATTCAAACTGCAGGAGGTGTATTATGAAAAGAGATGATATATTAATAGTAATATTATTAATTTTATGAATAATTACATGGTTCGTAGGAATGAGTTTTATAATGGGAAGTTTTTTAAATGCAGTTATAGTGACGGGTATCATAGTATTATTAATGTTAAGTATTTACGATTAAACCGCATAAGAGGAGATAATATGAATAAAGAAGATTATAAAAATAAATGGCAATACAGTGAAGATGAAAGACCAAAAGGTTGTTGTTATGATTGTAGAATGAAATATGATCAATTCCCAGATATGATTATACCAGATGTTCTTTGGGAATTAATAAATCCAACTAAGATTGAAGGTGCAGGATTATTATGCCCAACATGTATTGCGAATAGATTAGATTTTTTAGGTATATGGTATGATTTACAAAATAAATTATGTAAATTACCTTGTAAGAGAAAACATAAGAAGAGGGATTGGAGAATTAGACCTATTTTAGAAGTAATAGAAATAAAACAATGGTAGAAGATTCCATTTAAACCGCATTCTTTTCACTCTTGGCGCATTTAATCTCATCCAGTTTGTTTCCACGAGATAGATTGGGAGACATAATATATATTAAAATCAGTCTGCAATCACAATTGAACCGCATTGAAAGGAAGTGTCACATGAAAAAGAAAGAAATAATGTTATCATTATTATCATACTATTTTATCATTTTATCAGGTCTTACAGGATCTGTATGTATGCTTTTTATTGCTGTTATTTTATTTATTATAATGATAAATTCTTAATAGCTAATTGCATTTAAACCGCATGCTTTTATATAAAACCTACCCTACGAAGTAGGTAGGAAGTACAAAGAACAACGAGGGTCTGCAATAAAAACAGACTGTTTATTGAAAAAAGCTATTGCGGAGGATGGAACCCCAATCATCAATTGCATTCAAACCGCACATTTTTATATAACCTATCTCTTAAAAGAGATAGAAAGGATATAGAATAACAGAGGTCTGCAAATAAAAATGCCAAAACTAGTGGTCGCAAGGATGGAACCCTCGCTCACCTTCCCACCATTTACCAATCTCATTTCTAGCGCACTAATGTTTTGCTCTTGGAGGGAGAAACGCGAAGCGTTTATCACGATATAACTCATTCCTCTGGATTTATTTACTTCACGAGAAAAAAAATCTCGTATATTATATTATAGTACGTATATTTGGGGATGCGGGGCAGAAGCCCCTTATCCTTTATGTTTTTTTACTCTACGAGATGATTAATCCCGTATAAGGTTTAAAATTTTTATATAGATAATTTTCTGATTTATTTTTATAATTATTATGAAAAGTAACTGGTGTAATATTATAATTTTCTGCCCAAAATTTATGGGATTTACTTGACATTTGTTTTTAAATATGTTATAATATATATAGATAGAGGAATAGGAATTTTTAGGAGGAAAAAATGTTTAGGACTATTAAATTAGAATTAGAAAGAGAACTAAGATTAGCTAAGAAAGAATTAAAGAAAGATAATTTATCTGTAGAAGATAAAAATTATGCATGGGGTTATAGAGATGCACTAGAAAGACTTCTAGATATGATAAATAAAGGATATATAGGATAGGGAGGTAAAAGAAATGACAGTTTCATTTTATATTGATTTAGAAGATTTAAGTTTATTTAAATTAGGACATCCTTGTAATATTTCGGTTAGTACAGGAGCAATATTAATTACACTTGATATTGGAGATGTGAAAGAACTTATGACAGATAATGGTCCTAATCGTTATAATTATTCACAGATACAATTAACAAAACAAGGACGAGATAAAGTATTAGGAGTGAAAATACCATGCTAGCTAAATATAAAGAAGATAAACGAATTTATGAAATATATGGAGTCAGAATTTTGGATGATGAGGACGTAGAGTTTTACATATGTACTCATGAAAAGAAAGTCTGAATGTGGATTGATTCACGAGAGTTTGAACCTTATAGAAGATAGGAGAGTTGTATGAAAATAAGAGAGAGTGCGATTATTAGAAGTGAAATAAAAGAATGTAAAGTTGGAGATGTTATTAAAGATATGAATGGTTATTATTTAGTTATTCAGACTGGATTAACTTTTTCATTATTAAATTTAAGAACTAATCAAACATATTTAAGTAGAGCGATACTAAAAGAATTATACGATGCTTTCCATGGATCTAGAGATGAGCTTGTAAAGGCTGAAGTAATTATAGAAAGGATAATATAATATGAAGGTAATAAATAAAATAGGCGTAAGAACAGAAAAGAAAGCATATCAAGTTGGAGACGTTATTTGTGATAAGGGAGATTATTATTTAGTCATTGAGTTATCTGAAAAGTATGCATTATTAGATTTAGATGATTGCAGAATACTTACTCCTAAAGATACTTTAGAAGGATTATATGATCTTTATCATAATGATGAAGAAATAGTTGCGGATGCAGAAATAACTTTAATAGGAAGGAAATAGTATGAAGATAACATATGGAGGAGTTAGACACGACGAAGTAACAGAGTACAAAGTTGGAGATATTATTTATGATGGAAATGAATATTATTTAGTTATTAAGCATGGTGAAGCTTACGCATTACTATCTTTAGAATCAAATGCGATTGCTAGTCAGTTTGAAAAAACATTAGAGAGATTATATAGGATGCAAGGTAGTGACTTAGATAGACTTGTAAAAGCTGAATTAGTTGTGGAAGGAGAAGAGAAATAAATGAAAAAATTATTAATTATTGTATTATGCGTACTGCTAGCGGCAGGAGCATCTCTTGCAATCTTGCAAGGAGCAGATTTATTTATTGCGTTAAATGAACGGGTTGAAATATTAGAAGGACAGCAAGTAGAACTATTAATACAAGTAGAGAATCAAGAGTACGTACTTACTAAGAAAGATGAAGAACTTATGAATCTTCAAGTTGAAGTAATAAATTATATGAATTCAAATTTAGTCACTGTTGAATATGCAGAGCAATTATATAATATATTCGATTTAAGAACTCAAGATTTAAGACAGTGGATAGAGGAACTGCAACAAGAATAGTTTCCTGCTTTTTTGGGAAAAATCTATAGTAAAATACAAGTACAGATATCTTATCAATATCTGTATTTTGCGTGGCATCTTGGGGTCGGTGTATTTTCGCAATAAAAAAAGAGAGGAAGATAAGTCCACCGGAGTATTATCTCCTCTGTACCCACCTTATACTCTCTTTAATAATTATATTACTATGCTTCTTCTATTACCTCTGCTTCTGCTTCGTCTTCGATTACTACTTCTAATCTTTTAGTTTTAACGATTACTTTAACAACGATATCTAATTCTCCATCTCTTACTAAGAACTCTCCACTAGATAAATCTACTAAGATTTCATCTTCTCTAGCTTCAAAACCTTTTGCAAGTCTAGCTTTAACATCCTCACGTGCTTTTGTTGCGATTTCTTTTTTAGTTAATTCTTTAATAACAGCCATTTTGCACCTCTCCTTTTGTATTTTTTTTATTTTTTATTTTCTTTCCCTTAACTTACTTATATTATAACATATCTTCTCCCGAAAGTCAATAATAATTCTTAAAAATTTATTAATTTCCGTAGGAAATTCTAATTGATTCTTCACGATGGATATAATGGGAACCTTTATCTTCAAGATCTTTTATTTCAATTACTAAATCACTTCTTTCATACATACAGTAGATACCAATTTGTGCCATCCCTGCAACATATAAGTAATATAGTTTTAAAGCTTCTGCTTCAGTCCTTGCAACAAAAGTGATGATACCTCTTCCATTATAATCTTCATCCTCAGTTCCATATTCTTTAAATAGATAACTAATTTTAAATTTTTTCATTTTTCCCATCTCCTTTATCTATATATATTATATCATATCTTTACGTAAAAGTCAAGGGTTTTTTATAAGTATTTTCCTGGACATACGCCTTTTATAGCTAGTAAAGTGGTCGGGTAGAATTTCTGGAAGATTATGTAAATGGGGTCGGTGTAGGAGCGGTGTATAAAAATCCTGGTCGTGATGAGGGTCGGTGTAGGAGGGTCAAGGGGTCGGTGTATTAAGTTTTTATTTTGTATGTCAAGGGGTCGGTGTATTTTAGGGGTCGGTGTATTCCTATACTACGCCGATATCGGTGTACTACACCGCATTATCCGGTGTACCAATGAACAGAAAAAAATAGGAAGTAACTTCCTATTTTTCCTTAATTCTTAATTTTCATTTAATTCGTCGAATGCGTCTAAAGTTAATTCTGATGTATTTCCAACTTCTACCAATCCTGTTTTTACTAATACTAAACGTTCTGCATTACTAATGTAGGTAAAAATAACTTTAACGTATTCATTTATTTGGATATAATCAGTACCGTAAATTACTCCATCAATTTCATCAAATTCCATAAGCTTTTTAACAAGGTCTCTAAATTCATTGGCTTCTTTTAAACTCATTACTCTTGAACCAATAGTTCCAATATTACCCATTTCTGTTACTCCTTCAAGTCTTACTGCTACTAAATCTGTAATTTTCATTTACTCCATCTCCTTAATAAGTGTAAATACTTTCCAATATTCTTACATGTACATCTGCATATTTCAAACCTTTTATAAAACCATTAATTTGTTCATCAATTTTATCATGGTAATTATCTCCAGATAAGATAACTTTATCCTTAACTTCGTCTCGCAATTGTACTGTACAATTCTCGTCTACTCCATCATCATCTTGTAAATAATATTTTCTTAATATGATTGTTAATCTCATATTCATATGCTCACTTCCTTTCTATATATATAGTATACCATGATATAGAGGTTTTTACAACTATACGGTGTATCATACTTTATTTCCGGTGTATGTCCGGTGTACTATTCCCTTATACACCGTTTCTACACCGAATTCGGTGTACTACACCGGGTTTTATCCTCTGATACACCGGGAATACACCGCAACTTAGACGTACAAAAAAAAGGAGACTAAGCCCCTTTTTTTGTAATGATATCCATTAACTTCCTTTTCCCATCTTCTACCAAAGCTTCTTGATATTTGATTTCGAGATATCCTTTCCAAGATTGGTAAAAAATGTGTCCTTTGGCAATAGCTTGTTGTTTGGTATAATTTGCCAAATTATCTTCCACCAAAGTTTTTCTTAATCTACCTTTGGTAGAATTTACCAACTGCTCCACTTTTTTATGAAGTTTCGCCATTATTACCTCTCCTTCCATTTAGATGGAGAATAGGGAATAAATCCCTATTCGATAAAATCTACTTCTAAGATTCTGTCTTTTTTTTCAACTACTCTGAAAACGAAATCTTTTTTATCTCCCTTTTCATTTTCAAATTCTAGCACGATTCCTTCTTTGGTAAATTTTACCTCTTGCTCAAATTCTTCTGCAAGTAAGTTTGCAAGCTTTTCAAGTAATTCGTCTCTTTTTGTAACTTTTACATTGATTTGCTTAGTTTTTGTATTCTTAACTAGTTTAGCCATTTATTTCACTCCCTTTATATAGTTTGTTATCTCTTATCTATAACTAATTATACCATATATATACCTATTATTCAACTGTCCGGTGTATTTAGGGTGCGGTGTATACTTGAGTGCGGTGTATACTTGAGTGCGGTGTATAAGTAGAATAAGTGCGGTGTATCGGCAAAGTGTGGGGCATACGCCGACCCTATGCTATAAAAAAAAGAGCTAGTAAAGCTCTTTATGAATTTTTGCCACTATTCGCCAAGGTTGGTTAATAATTCCTTTTGTGAATTTTTTGTGTTGTCTGTAACATTTTGCCATTATTGCCACTTCTATCTCTGTATCACTTAAAGCAGTGTGATTCTCAGAAAATTCCATATCTCCTGTAATATACCTATATCCAACTTCTGCATTTGTTAGTGGATTACATCCTTTAGTGTAAAGACCTAACTGATTTACCATAAGATGGAAGCCTTTCTGAATATAGAGAGTTTCACAAGCTAATCCCCATATATCCTGTAATTTTACAGAAAATCTTAAAAACTTTTTACTTTCCTTAGAGCCGAATTGAGAATGTAAATATCTGGTAGTTGCTTTTAATGCTCGAATATCAAAACTGAGATTATATGCCAAAACTTCCTTTACATTCCATTTCTCTAATAAATCGTTAAATTCTTTTTTAGCTACTTTAAAAGGTACTTTACGCATTAAACGATTGGTAATTTTTTCCACATACATTGGTCGCTTACTTCCATAATATGCCGAATTCATCATTTTTTTATTGTCAAAAATTTCCTTTATTACCCAATCTTTCTGTGCATAAATTTTACCTCGTTTGTCAGTAATTGTCACTCCTAAATCATATACCAAAGGGCTATCAAAGCAGCCTGCCGTCTCGGTGTCAAAAACTGCCAAATATTTCACTCTTTTATCATATTTTCCTTTTTTTGTCATTATACCACTTCCTTCCAAATTCGTTTCGCTTGGCGTTCTCTATCTATAACTAATTATAGCATAGATAAGTGAATACTTCAAGTGTCCGGTGTATCTTGCTTGCGGTGTACTTCCGGTGTATTTCCGGTGTATTTTTAAAGAAAAAAATACATACACCGATTATACACCGAATTCGGTGTACTACACCGTAAGTTGCGGTGTACTGGTAAAATAAAAAAAATAGGGAATTAATCCCTATTAACATGTAGTATTGTAAACAGTTAAAGTTACATCATAATCATTTTCTTCTAATAATTGGAATTTCATAATGTGTAAATGCGTTCTTAATTCAAGTACAGATTCTTTAAAATCATTAGCAGATATAAAGTGCATTGGTTCGTCTGTTCCATCGTCAACAGTTATTATAAATAATAAATCCATTCCTGAAATGCTTTCCCATGTAAAAGTAACGGTAATAATATTTCTAGGGTCATCTATTGAAACACCATAAAAGCGACCACCATCAATTTCACTATTTAAAATTTTATCTAAAATATCGTAATAAGTAATTTCTGGTAATTTTAAACTTAACATACAATTACTCCCTTTCTTTATCTGCTAATACTTTTGCCATTCTAAAAGCATTTCTAGTTGCTTTTTTTTCTAGTTTAGTCGTATAGTAAAAATAATCCATAAAATCATTAGTAGCATGACAATCTTCTAAAAAATCCATTTCTTCTTTTTTTAATTCTAAATTGTAATTAAATTCTTCGGGATTATCTAAATAGTCTAACCAATGACCTAATTCATGTAATAGTACAAATTCTGCGTAAGATAAATCTTTATTAATTTTTTGTAAAGTATCATATTCTATCCTATTCGTATAAGCGTCTATTGGAAGTTCTTGGAAATCTATTAATTCTTCCATACTCATAGATACTCTTTTCCCTTCAATCCAAATACCACAACAGAAACCTTGTGAGAGATAAAGGTCGCCGAAAATTTCGGGATAATCTTTTTGCATTTTATAAAATAATTCTCGTACTTTAAACATATCTTCTTTTTTTACTATATAATTAGATTCAGTCATTCCATACACTCCCTTCCTTGTTTTATCCTATAACTAATTATACCATATATATTATAATAAAGCAACCCATCGGTGTATTTCCGCCTTCAATCACGTATACACCGCACTTTTATTTTCTCTTGGTACACCGCAAATACACCGCACTTTTTGTACACCGGACTTTCTGTACACCGCACCATTGTAAAATTACTTGATTAGTGTTATACTATAAGTAGATAAAGAAGTGATAATAAACTATAAAAAAGGAAGTGGAGAAAATGACAGTTAAAGAGAAAAGTCAAAAGCAATTAGATAATGAATTAAGAGAAAGCATTAAAATTAGATTGGCAGAAGGTTTTGAAAATACTGATGAAGAAATGGTAATTGATAATGGTTCTTCATTAATTATTAGAGTTAATGATATTAATGTAGATGTTGAAGTAAAAATTATTGTTAAGAAAAATCAATTTGATATTGAAATTGCAGAAGAAGAACCGGAAGAAGAACCGGAAGAAACAACAGAAGAACCGGAAGAAGAACCGGAAGAATAGGGATTTATTCCCTTTCTTCTCTTAATTGGGATTTATTGGAAGATAAGTATTTGCTTTCGTAGTGTAATGAAGAATCGGACTAAATAGGTGGAGTTGCGATATCAAAAGGTACACACTAGCTTAACCAAAGTAGCCACCAGTCAAGGGAATCTTTAGGAGGTGCACACTCCTACTGTCTACCGAGCCAAAAGGATACTTATCTCCCAGTAAATCCCAATTAAGGGATTTTTTTCTTTATGGAATCGTACACCGCATTATCCGGTGTATTTCCTGGTCGCGGTCGGCGTACTACACCGAATTCGGTGTATTTGCGGTGTAAAGTCGGTGTACTTGTAGGTAAAAAAAAGGAAGGATTTTCCTTTTTAGTCAATCCTTTCTATAATCATTTCTACATGCGTATCTTCTTTTAAATCAATTCCAAAATCTTCCTCAATAGTATTTTTTATGAATTTAGGAAGATAAAGATTTAAATAAGTAATTTTGTAATTATCTGGTATTTTTGCAATTAATTCCTGTACTGTAATTGGTAAATAATTTTCTTTTACTTCTCTTTCCCAATTATTAATATATCTGTATTTTAATAAGTAATGAAGAAGATTTTTATTTGAAGTAATACTTCCCCAATTTTTCTCAAAATCTACAAGATTATCATTTTCTGCCATTTTTACTCTTCTTACAAGTTCTGGATTACTTAGTTTTTCTTGGGAGCTAACTATCATCATATCACGAATGACGATATATTTTGTATTAATTTTTTCAAATACTTCTTCCCAAAAATTAGAAGGATTGGAATAAGAATAAATTTCATGTATAATTGATGATAAGACTAAAACACTATTTTCTGTTTTTTCTTTTATGAATGAATCTAAATTATCAGTAAATATAATATCTTGATTATCTTTTTTTGCTTTTTCTAACATTTCTTGACAAATATCATACCCTATATATTTATAGTTTGGATATGAGAAATACATAGACTGTATAAATTTCAATAAAGTACCATCTGCACAGCCATAGTCAAGAAAACTATCTGCATTTATTTTCCCTAAAAAGAACGCTTTTTCATATAATGATTTTTTCATAGCTTCAGTATATTCGTTTATATCTTTTATTTTATTATCTGTAATTTTCATAATATATCCTTTCATTGTAATTATTTTACTTCTTCATAATCTTCTCCTGATACCCATTGCATATCTTTATTAGGAATACGTACTAAATACATTAAATAGAAACCATCAGCGTCAATGTAAATAACTGTAAATTCTTCTTTAGTCTTTTTATTTCTTACTTTCATAGTATATTCTCCTATCTATAATTAATTATATCATACTATAAAGAAAAATACAATCTTCCGGTGTATAAGACTTCCGGTGTATACTCGGTGTATAAAATATACGGTGTACTACACCGAATTCGGTGTATGTCCGGTGTAGAATCGGTGTATTGACAGTATAAAAAAATAGGGAATAAATCCCTATTAAGCAACTTCTAGTAATTCTCTTAGAGTTTCTAAAATATGTTTTTCGTCTTTAGCAACTCCACCATAATTTTCCCATTTTTGTCTAATTTCTTCATTATCATCAAATAATAAACAATCTTGTAAATTTTTAGTAACATGTTGTTTTGGTGCTCCATACTGAACGCAATGAATTTCTTTTACCATTGGAAAATATTTACTTAACCAAGTTTTTTTATCTGCTCTGCATTGTGCTTTATATTCATCACTGGCAAACATTGGTAACCATGTAATAACCATAATTTCATATCCTTTAGCTTCCAATTGTTCACATAAACTGTTTAATTCTACCATATCTACCATTGGTTCAAGTTCATTGAAAATTGATTCAGCACTTCTTAATCTTTCTAGCCACCCATTAAAACCATATAAATTAGCAACATTTCCGTCCATATCAAATGCGATTCTTTTAATTTCTTTAGTCATTTTTTCCATCTCCTTACCATATAATTTGTATTGCATATCTATTATCACTTAATCTTATAATTGATTCAATCCATCTAATTAATTGTTTATATGTTAAATTTCTATAATGACAATTTTTTTTAGTCCTTCCGTTCCAATAGTAAATAGCATGATTATTTTTTGCTCTATTCTCAAAACTAAAACATTTTGCCACTTCTAGCCAATCGTCTTTTCTAGTATAATCTACTCCAAATCTACGCATTGTTTATCGCTCCCTTTCTATATATATAGTATACCATATTAGATGTAAGTATTCAAGTATCCGGTGTATTATTTATTAAGTCCGGTGTATCTCCGGTGTACAGCTTATCATCGGCGTACTACACCGAATTCGGTGTATTTGCGGTGTACTTCCGGTGTATTAACAAACAAAAAAAAATAGGAAATTATTTCCTATTTTTCATCTGCTAATACTTTTGCCATTTTATAGGCATTTAAAGTTGCTCTTCTTTCTAATTTGCTAACAGTATAAAGATAGTTAATTAAATCTTCATGAATACAATGGTTTGTTAAAAATCTCGAAATTTCTACTTTTTGTTCTGCGTTATATTCAAACTCTTCTGGATTATCTATATAATCTAACCAATGACCTAATTCATGTAATAATACAAATTCTGCAAAACATAAATCTTTATTAAATTTTTGGTATTCTTTATACCAAGGCATATATATATAATCATATGGAGGATTTAATATCTCATTTAATTCACTTAAGCTCATATATATTCTTTTAAGTTTAACATCTATGCAACAACGGCAACTTCTCTGAATTGTGAGGTCTCCGAAAATTTTAGGGTAAACATCTTGCATTTTATGAAATAAATCTATTGCTTTTCTTACGTCTCCTTTTTTTACCAATTCATCAGAATTTCTCATTTTATTCTCCCTTTCTTGTTTTATCCTATAACTAATTATACCATACATATTGGATTATTGCAATATTCCGGTGTATTTATTACAAGTACACCGTAAGTTCCGGTGTATTCTTAGTTTAAAAAAATAGGGAATGATTCCCTATTTTAATCTTGTATTTCAGTTAAGTATCCTTGTTCTTTATATATTTTAAATAATGTTTCATTACTAAGAAATACCATTAAAAGAAAACCAATTAAATTTAATACAGGGAAAAGAAAAACTATCATAGATTTTATTTCTGCAAAAAGTTTTTGGGAAATACTTGCATTAGTATAAAATTCATATCCTATTTTCTTAATCTGTGTATTAAAATCTGCTAATCTAAAGAATGTGTATAATCTGAAACAAACACATATAATTACATATACTCTTAACATGATATATTACCTCCAAATATTTTATTGTATTTTTCTTTTGTAATAAAAAGAATATTCTCATTTTCATAATCTTGATTGTCAAGAATTTCCAATACTTCTTCTTCTGTAACAACTAACCAACTATACATAACTATCATATCTACATATCTAACAGAAATCATTGTAACCAACATTTGCCTATATTCCATTACTCTTAAAGTTGACATAATTTACCTCCTACTTAAACAAATTAGTATGTTTTACCAATACTATCGAATTGTAATATAATTTTTGGTCACAAGCTGAATATCTAAGAATTAAAGATATTGGAGCATGTTCAAAATTATAAGGTAATAAATAAAATTTACAACTGTTTTGAGAAAAACAAACTAAAAATTTATGCCAACTATATTTATCATTCTCTTCAAATTTTACAATATCTCCCACAAAAATTGGTTCTCTAGTTTGCTCACATTGTAAGCCAAAAAATACATCTTCCATAATTTTACTATGTTGTATAACTTTCTTAGTCAATTCAAATTCAAAATTTTCTGTTCTCATTTCACACCCTTCCTTTCTATATAATAATTATACCATGATATAGAGGTAAATACAAGTGTCCGGTGTATTCGTCTTTAAATAATACTAATACACCGCACGATTGAATAATACTTATATATATGTTATAATTAATTATAGATAAGAGATAGATAACAACAGATAAAATCTGTGAAACACATAAATATACCCTTTCTTAGTGGAGGTGGACTGTCGGTGGTCTGCCTTTACTTTCGTATATATTATACACCGCTTTTTCCGGTGTACTACACCGAATTCGGTGTATTCCCGGTGTAAGGTCGGTGTACTTATGCTTAAAAAAAACTACCAATAAATGGTAGTTAAAATTGTTCTGGTAAATCATCCCAAGCTTTATTAGCTTGTTTTTCTCTTTCTTTATCTTTTGTTTCCAATAATATCCATTCTGTTCTTCTTCTTGCATGTTTTTCTAAAGCTGTAAATTTTTCTTTTTCTGTTAAATTATTAAATCTATTCATATATTCTTCTTGACGACATCCAAATCCTAGGTCTCCTGTAAGTATTGAGTAACATGATGCAGTATAAATTGTTTCTTTATATGCTTCATTATATATAAATTTTATATTCATATCAATCAAATATCTACATTTTCCTTTTTTATATGATATTAATCTAATATTTGCTTTTTCAATCCATTTTTTTTCAGATATTTTTATATAAATACAAAAACTAAATGCAGATATAATAATCATTGCAATAAATATATATCCTACTAATTCATTAAAAGCCATTTTGTACCTTCCTTTCTAGTATTTTACGTCCCATCTTAATTTTTCATAATTATAATTAAAAGCGGTGTAACATTTTTTACCATCTATAATCTTTGTAAATGTTTTAGTTTCATCAGTTGAGATATTTTCTTGATATTCCCATCCTTGACATTTCATTACTTCTAAAAATCTTCTACAAGCATGTTTTACTTTAGCCATAATATCTCCTTTCTATAGTTATATTATATCATATCACCAATAGAAAAGCAATGCTTCGGTGTATTAATTAGGCTTCGACCGCATTTTCCGGTGTATTCAATCTTTGCTTTTGGCATAAAAAAATAGGGAATAAATCCCTATTATATAGCTATACATTGTCCTTTATAAAATTTACATCTTCCCGTATCACAAATTTTATATCCATTTTTACTTTTTATTATATTATATAAGTTTAAATCTCTTGTTTCATATCCTGCACTATTAAATTCTTTTTTTATTTTCTTTATTTTCGATTCTATTCTATTTTCTTCTTTTATAGTATTAATTCTTTTTGCAATGCCTTTTTCTTGAATCATAATTATTTGATTTTTATATACAAATATATCTTCAACTTCAAGTAATTTTTTACCAAGCTTAGTATCTTTTAACGTTTCATAATTTAGTGTTTCAATTACACTTTGGGGTCATCACAATCTTCTATAAAAAATTTAATTGATGATATAGAAGGTTTTAATTGTAAAATTTTAATAAAAGATAAATATTTTTTATTATTTATTGAATCGTTTTTAAACTCTTTTTCCAATTCTTGAGAAAGCTCACATATTTCTTCATCCATATATCTATATTCACTTACCTCTTGTTCTTTCATAGATTCAATTTTAATAACATAATCTTCATTAAAAAAATAAACTTTTCTTCTTATCCCTTGACCTAAAAAATCACATTCTTGTAAGTTGTCTATTTTTTCTTTAGCTTGCTCTCTCAATTTTAAATCTCTTTTCACGTTTGTCACTCCCCTTCTATATATATAGTATAACATATTATAGTAATTATTTCAAGCTTGCGGTGTATCCTGGTCGTAGCCGAGATACTGATAGTGGAGGGTCGGTGTATTAATATGGAAGTTACGGCGTATTTTCGGTGTACGGGTCGGTGTATTTCCTGCTCGCCCTCGGCGTACCGGTCGGTGTATGTACTTGTCGGTGTACCAGTCGGTGTATTGGGCATAAAAAAAATAGGGATTATCCCTATTGTAATCTACTAGTAACATCATATTGTGAAAAGTCGTTTCCACTAAAACAATATTCTCTGCTGAAATGTTGATAACTTACAAAAAATCCATCAATTTGATATTGTCTAAAACCTACATATAATAATTCTCTATTAACCATTGCTTTAAAATGTGATACCAAATTAAAGGTACGTAAAACGTCATTTGTTGAACTATAAATTGTATACGCTACTTCTACTCTATTTTGTAATAGTAATTTTGAGATTATCACGCTTTTTCTAGTCATAAGCGTTTCTATTAAAGATTGTTGAACTTGATTTAACATTTGATATCCCCTTTCAGTTGTAAGTATCTTCCATCGGTGTCCATAGATAGAAATAGGTCAAGCCAGAGACTAGTCGTTTAACTTAACTCATTTCCTATCTATAACTAATTATAACATATTTCTCGCTTATTTGCTAGTTTGCGGTGTATTAAAGTTTTCCGGTGTATTCCCGGTGTATGTCCGGTGTATAAAATAGTTCCGGTGTATTTGCGGTGTATTTTCCTGGTCGTCCTCGGCATACGGAATATGGCCAACACTTTCCGGTGTATCTAAAGTCCGGTGTAAGGTCGGTGTACTACGCCGAAATCGGTGTAATGATTTTTCCAGGTCGTCCTCGGCGTACCGACTTTGGGTGGTACTTTCCGGTGTATAATTGGAAAATAATGGAAGGAGTCGGTGTATAGGTCGGCGTATTCAGAAGGATCTTCCATTTATGGTAAATATTGGAAATTTCGATCCAAATAAAAAAAGGGAATAAATCCCTTTTCTTACAATAACTGGTAAGCCATATCTTCTGCCAAAAATTGGAAAACTGTATCAACTGGGAAATTATTCCAATCTTCGATTTTAGAAATGGGAATATCATCCATTACTACCGCAACTTGGAATTTTACAATCCTACTAGTAGAATCTTCTATATCATCCATAATTTGGTGGAATACATTCGCACATTCTTTTCCAGGATTTCCCAAGTAATTTATAATATAAATTTTGGTTTCATTTACTTTTCCTGTAAATTGGATTTTAAATACTTTTTTTGCTCTGCTATACATAAAATACCTTCCTTTCAAATTTTTGGTAATTGTCGATGATTAGAGTAAAAGGGAATAAATCCCTTTTTACCATTTTAATACCTCTTCTGACTTAATTCGGAATTTATCTTCTAATTCAAAGGTAAATTTTAGGTCATATTCCAAATCTTGTAATAATCTATTAAATTTTAACTTAATCCATTGTTTTTCGGGTATTTCCCAAGTTTCTCTATAATTGGAAGTATATGTCATTTTACATTCGATCTCTATTTTTTCCTTTTCTGTTAAATTCTGTAATTCCTTTAATATGATATTTGTGGCTTCTTCTGTCTTAAATTCCTCATATAAGGGAATATAGTAAAATTTAGTCGGTTTTCCTTTTACTGTAACTGAATAACACTTTTTCATGATTTTCCACCCTTTCCATATATTGGTAACATATTAACTTCTTATGTAAGATTAGGGAATAATTCCCTAATCATTATCTAATTCTAAATTTTGGTAAGTTTCTCTAGCTTTCCTTAATAAGTCTTTTTCTGACAATTTTGGTAATTTTAACTCTTCATACGCTTCTACCAAACTTAGTAATTCATGGTTCTTTTGACTATTATTATCGATTCTGTTAAATAATTCCTTTTCCCAACTTCTTACTGTATTTGTCATGATATTCCCTCTCTTCCTTATACTGGACATATGCCAGTTATTGTTAGTATATCCGGTTATTAGATGTACTCCCACTAGGTGGGAGACTTGGAATTAAATTCCAAGTACTCGTCTTACAATTGTTTTCCTTAATCGCATTTTATTTCCTACCTTTACAGTTTTTGCCTGTTCCATTAATATTGCTTTAAATTGCTTACGATCCATTTTATAACTATTAACCCAATTAATGTCAGTAATGAGATTTTCTAGCGAGATTACAAATATATCACAATTCTGGTAATGCTTTAGGATTCTATTTACAAATTTGACATTACTTTCCTCTTCTATTCTTTTTATCTCAGAAATGGAAGGACTTGAGTTTTGTCCCAGATATTTGAATTGACATCTTTTACCATCATATACAAAGTCATACTGGCTAATTTTGTCAAAATTGGGATGTAATCCCAGTTGCATTTGTAGGTATAATTCTGCAAGTTTTCCACGATTTACCTGTTTTTTAAATCCATTACTCTCTTCAATTCCTAGATATGGAATTAATTGGTTAAAAACCCTCTGATTATTCTTTTGAAACATTTCTCTCCAGTTATTACTTTCTTTGGTACTAATGGCAATTTTTGGATTCTTTACTGTTTCTCTCTTTTCTGGTATATTATGTCTATTTGTCATGATTTTCCAACTCCCTTTCTGTTAATTATTTCCAATTCGTCCGGTGTAGAAACTGGGCATATCTCCCACTTCCTACCTTAATTATACCATACATTTTCCGGTAATACAAGACCAAATATGTAAAAAAATAGGCGATTCAAAAAGTATTTTCATATTTACCAGATCTTCCAGTACCTACCAGTTAATTGTGTGTATTGTTTGGCGCAATAAGATAGTTGAATGGGGATAGGGGATGGCTTGCAATTGTGTATGTTGTTTGACACAACTTATACAAATGACGGGGGTAGAATACGACTTGCAGTTGTGTGTATTGTTTGAAAAATTCATACAATTCATATAATGTAAGCTTTTGACAGCTCTTACAATATCTACCAAAGCTTCCTGATCCTGCTTTTTATGGGGGTATCTGGAAGAACTGGGAGAGGGGGGTAGTTCTGGGAAAAATTCCCTGTAAAAAAATGGAAATCGGCGGGTGTGGCTCCATCCCCCCCCAATCAAATATTATTTTCCACAGCGTACTAGCAAACCCTTTTTTTCCAGGACATAGCACTATTTGCTTTGCATTTCCCTATGTTCAATCCCCTTGTTACCAAATCCCCTTTTCAAATCCTAGGTGCAATTTCTTTAAGACCGCAGTGCGCTAGTTATTATTCATTGTTATTATCCATTCCCCAAAATTCATTCTCCCATAATTTTCTCTGGTCCTATGTTTGTGTTTCTTTTTAAAATATGATATAATATAAGTGAGATAAAGAAAAAGGGGCATAGTATTATAATATATATTATATTATATATTATATTATATATCTCTTTATAAACAAAAGGAGCAAAAGGATGTATAAAATAAAAAAATTACCAATAGAATTTTTTATAGAAAGATTTAAAGAAGGATTTAATAAGGAAGAAGTAATTAAGTTATTCACGCAAGGTAATTGTTATCATTTTGCAGTAATCTTATCAAATTTATATGATGGAGAAATCTATCATGATAATATTGTTAATCATTTTATTTTTAAACATAAAAATAAATTTTATGATATTACAGGTGAGGTGGATGTAAAAAATAAAGACATAAGTAAATTAATAGATATAGAAATTAATGATCCTTCTCATTTTATTATACTATTAAGAGATTGTATATATAAAATAAATTATTTTGAGGGGATACCTAATGAATATTGTATTTTAAAAAAATAATATATTAGAATTAAAGGTGGTGGAAAAAAATTCTAAAATTACAACTAGACCAAACGTTACGTACCCAAGAGGAAAGAATGCAGTTAATAAAAAATATTATAAATAATCCTGAATTCAAATCAAATGCTTGAGTACTAGAAATATTAACTAATTATGTTTTATTTCTTAAACCAAAGAAAGACCGCAGTATAATAAGTAATAACAGAGCAAAAACAATTTACAAAAGAGAGACTTCTACAGAAGGTCTCCAAAAGAAGTTTGAAACAGGAGAAGATGCGATTTATAATTTAATTAGAAATGATAAAAATATGATACTTTCTCCAAAAGTAACAATAACTCCAAATGATTTGCGCAAATATCCTGAATTACAACAATTACGAGATGCGATTGATACGTGAGATGAACAAATGAAAATAAAACAATTTTCGGGGAAGAACTTATATAAAGCAAAGAAAGCAATTATAGAAATGCGCCAAATGCAGTATATAATAAAAGAAGCTTTAACAAAACCATCAAGAGCAAAATCATTTATGAAAACACCAATTAATACACAATTTACTAAGGACACATGGTATGTGAAAGAAAACGGAGAATTGAAGATTGTCAGCGAAGATGCTATAAATTTTAAGAACCCTAAGCATATAGAAATGCTTATTTATTACTATCCTAAACTTATAGATTCGGCTTGAGACTTTAACAGTAGTGAGATGAAACACCTACTATGGGACTTAGAAAATTTGATTAATGCGGCACTAAAGGAAAATAAAGCTTGAAAAGATATCTTACTTTGGAAAATAGACAAGAGAACAAATAAAGAGATTAAAGTGATGTTGAGTGAGGAACATAACTTAATTTATTCAGAAGAATATATATCTACGATATATAGAAAGAAAATACCGGCATATATTGCATCTTACTATGCAAAAGATATGGAAGAATGAACTTATACTTTTAAAATAAAAGGTAGTTACAAAAAATGTAATAGGTGTGAAGAAATCAAATTAGCAAATAATGATAACTTTTCACTAAATAAAGGTAGCAGAGATGGCTTCTATTCAATCTGCAAGTGCTGTCGTAAGAAGAAGAAATAAGGAAGAGTAAATATTATGGAAGAAGTATGGAAAGATATAGAAGGTTATGATGGTGATTATCAAATTAGCAATAAAGGAAATATAAAAAGTTTTAAAAGAATTAAAGATGGTAAGTTATTAAAAGCAACTGTAGGTAATACAGGATACTGCACAGTGAAACTATCTAATAAAGATAAAGAAAGAAAGACTTTTAGAGTTCATCGCTTAGTCGCTTTACATTTTTTAGAATTAGTAGAAGGGAAAGATAATGTAAACCATAAGAATGGAGATAAAACAGATAATGATGTAAATAATCTTGAATGGTGTACTTATAAAGAAAATAATATTCATGCTCGAAAAACTGGACTTAATAAAGCAAATGGAGAAAAACATTATTGCGCTAAGTTAACAGAAGAAAACGTAAAATATATTAGAGAAAATTATATTAAAGGAAGTAGAACATTTGGACAAGGTGCTCTTTCAAGAAAATTTGGAGTGTCTCAATCGCAAATCTTTAATGTAGTTCATAATATAACCTGAAAAAAGAAAAATAAAAAACAATAAGAGTTCCAAGTGATGTTATTTTCTCTTGGGACTATGAGTCGTTAAGGAGAGAACCAGAAATGGCAGAAAAGAAAAAATGTTCCAATTGTCAAAGAGAACGTCCTTTAAAAGAGTTCTGAAAATCAAATAATCTTGAAATGTATCCCGGAGATGGTAAAGTTGACCTTTGCCGCTTATGTCTTACTAAAGGTGTCAAAGATTTGAATGACTGAGCAGGAGTACGTGAAATATGTAAAGTGCTAGATTATCCTTTTATTCAAAGTAAATGGGATGACGTAGTTAAGAAAATGCGTGAGAATGCGGAAAGATACGATATTTCAACAGAGAAGAAAAAAAGAGAAACTATTCGTAAGACTATTGGTGACTATGCGCGAATAATGAAATTAGGAAAATATATGAAAATGACTTACGAAGATTCCGATGAGATAGTGACTCTTGTCGCGGATGCGACTGACATAGCCGTTGAGCAGAAACGAAAAGAAAAAGAACAAGAATTAGAAGAAGTAAGAGAAGCTAGTATGGGAAGTTTTTCTATAGAGGAAAGAGCCTTTCTTATGGCGAAATGGAGAACTACAGATTTAGAAGATATGTTATGGTTAGAGAATTATTATTTAAGTATGATGGAAGATTTTGAAATAACTACTACTTCACATAAAGATTATTTAAGAAAAATTTGTAAAATATCTTTAAACTTAGATAAAGCAATTGAAGCGAATGATGGAGACAATATTAAAATATTACGTGCTACTTATAGTGCTTTTATGAAAGAAGGAAATTTTACAGAGCAACAAGCTAATAAAGATAAATCTAATTTTGTTTCTTCTTTTGGAGAACTTGCGGCATTCCTTGAAGTAGAAGGTTTTGTAGAAATGATAGATTTAACTTTCCCAAGAGATATGGTAGATAGAACGATAGGTAACTTAAATTCTTATATAAGAGACCTTGTTTTAAATGAGAGTGGACTTGCGGATTTACTTGAATCTACAATCCAACTAATGAATGCTCCTGATGAAGATGAAGATGCTGATTATGAATACGGTTCTGATTATATGTGAGAAGATGATTTAGAAATAGATTGGTCAAAAATAGATGAAGAGGAAGAAGATGAAGTTGACGAAGAAGTAAAAGAAAAAGTTGAAGGTGAAAAGAAAGATGAATAATCTTACAGATAAAAGAAGACAACAAATTTTTCTTAGTGTAAAACAGCAAATAGATGAAGCAAAATTAAGAAATAGTAAAAGCAATAAAAAAGAAGATATTACTGAAGCAAGAGTAGTTGGTATAAAAGACGAATTGCGCAAACAATTTAGTTTTTGGAAAGCTTATCCCGATTTATTTTTGGATACTATCTTACCTAAAAGTTCTAGTTTTAATTTTTATTTTTATCAAAGATTATTTCTTAGAATAGCAATTCGATATAAACTTGTTTATGCGACTTTTACTCGTGCGTTTTCAAAATCTTTTTTATCTATTATTATAGAATATTTAAAATGTATCTTTTACCCCGGAGCGAAGCAATTTATTACAACAGGTGGTAAAGGACAAGCCGCGCAAATTGCGGAAGAAAAAATAAAAGAGATATGAGGAATTTGACCAGTATTAAAAGACGAACTTGTAAAATGGAGTTTCCAAAAAGATGGCGTTAAATTAGAATTCAAAAATGGTTCTATTCTTGATGTTGTTGGTATGAGAGATTCTACTCGTGGAGGACGTAGACATGGAGGTCTTATTGAAGAAGCTATACTTATTGATGGTAATCGTTTAAATGAAGTAATTATTCCACTTATGAATATTAGTAGAACAGGTATGGATGGAGTTAAAGACCCAAGAGATGTAAATAATAAAAGTCAAATTTATGTTACGACTGCAGGTTATAAGGGCAGTTTTGCATATGAGAAATTAATACAAGTTTTATTATGGCAAATAATTAAACCTAAAGAAGCTTTTGTACTTGGTGGCGATTATCGTATACCAGTTATGCATGGACTCTTGGATAAAAACTTTATTAAAGAATTAAAAGCAGATGGAACGTATAATGAAATGTCATTTTCTAGAGAATATGGATCCAGATGGTCAGGAACAAAAGATGGCGCTTTCTTTGATGCTGAAATCATATCAAAATATAGAGTTTTAGGTAATTCAGAGATTCAACCTGATGGAAGAAGTAGTAAAGATACTTTTTATGTTTTTGGTATTGATGTTGGTAGACATAGAGCTCAAACAATAGTAGTTATTATTAAAGTTACTTTAAATCGTACAACTGGTGCTTGGGATAAAAAAATAGTAAATTTACATGTATTTGAAGACATGCATTTTGAAGACCAAGCCGGAGAAATTAAATATCTATTTAATATATTCCGTCCTAGAGCAATTGCGATAGATGGTACTGGTTTAGGTACTGGATTAATAGACTTCTTAGTAAAAGAAACAGATTATAATGGAGTCTTATATGAACCTTTTGGTGTGCTCGGAGAAGATTATAAAGAGGATTATGAAGCTTATATTGTTCATAATACTATTCCAATTCTTTATATAGTTAAAGCAACTCCTGCTATTAATAGTGCAATGCATTCAAATATATATTCACAATTAACAGGAGGTCGAATTAAATTCTTAGCAAATGAACGTATTGCTAAAACTAAGTTTGCTTCTAAAAAAGGTTGGTCTAAATTGGCATCTGATAGTAGGGCAGAAAAGTTAAAACCATTTACTTTAACTTCTATATTAAAAGAAGAAATGCTGAACCTTAAAAGAGATGGGGAAGGAGCCGATATTAGGTTAAAACGAGTTCATTCTAAAATTGGAAAGGATAAATTTTCTGCTCTTGAAATTGGATTATATTATATTTATCTTAAAGAAAGAGAAAAGAAAACTAGACGTGTTGGAATTGAAAGCATAATAAAAACGAAAAAGAAAAAGAAAAAAACTTGGAAGAGATGGGGATAATAACTAAATCCCTTCTCTTTTTTATGAAAATGTGGTATAATTATATAAACGGTAGGAGGTGTAAAAAGATAAAATGCTTAATAAAAGAAATGGAAATAAAAGCAGATATGCACAAGGAAATGGAGAAAATGATTTAGAACCTTTAAAAAATATGAAGGCTATATATGATGCTCCAGAAATTCCTAAATATAATTTTACAGAAGATGCGATTAGAACAGCAATAAATAATTTAGATGTGCCAAAAATGAGGGACATTTCTTTGTATTTCTATTATGCAAGTAAGAGTTATGGTAGATTAGTAGATTATTTCGCTAATATGTTAACTTTTGATTATTTAATTGTCCCAAAAAAACAATATAATCAAAAGAAAACAACTCCTGAAAAAATAGAAGAAGAATTAGCTGTAGTTTTAGATGTGTTTAAAAAAAGTAGAGTAAAACAAGAATTTAGAGAAATAGCTAGAAAAGTTATGATAGAAGGAGTATTTTTTGGATATTTAGTTTTTGCTTCTGATACTTGGGAAGTTCAAGAATTACCTTATAAATATTGTGAAACGAATTTCCAATATATGGGAATTCCAATTATAGAATTCAATCTAGAGTACTTTGATAGAGAGTTTAGAGATGAAAAATTAAGACTTGTAGTTTTAGAAACATATCCAGATGAAATAGCATCTGCTTATGATGTTTATAAAAATAATGGTGGCGATAAAATTTTTTATGTAGAACCTAAACATTCTATGGTATTTTCTCAAAATGATAATCTCATTCCTTATTTGATCAGTATTATTTTAGATGTTATTAGATTTAATAATTATAAAGCTATTGATGAAATTAGAAATGAACAAGAAATATTAAAACTTATAATTCAAAAGCTTCCAGTTGCAAAAGATGGAACTTTATTATTCTCTCCAGATGAAATGGAATATTTACACAATATAGTTGCAGATATGATAGATGAAATGCCATCAATTGACTTGATTACTTCATATGCTGATGTAACAACTGAGAATCTTCAAGACCAAAAGAATACAGCGCAGAACTCAATGAATAATGCGAAAGATAATATTTATGCTGAAGCAGGTGTTAGTTCTCAATTAATGGATGCTCAAGGGAATATTGCATTGGACAAATCTATTAAAATAGATGAAGGTGAAATGTTTAATTTATTAGAGGCGCTAAAAAATTATTTCCAATTTGTTTTAGATGTAGAATATACATCTGCTAAATTGTCTTATAATTTAATAATGCCTGAATTAACTATTTTTAACAGACAAGAATGGTTTGACAGATATCTAAAAGGTGGTCAATTTGGCTATCCTAAACTTTTAGCTTCTTTAGCTATGGGAATTGATCAATTAAGTTTTTATGATTTGTTAGAATACGAAGATGGTATTCTAAAATTAACAGAAAAAATGATTCCATTAAAATCTAGTCATACTGAATCTTCAAATGGTTCAGATGCCGGAAATGACGATAAAGGTGGTAGCCCTGGTACTAAAGATGACAAAAAAGATGACAAAACAATAGACAATCTGAATAATGATTAAGGAGGTAAATATGGGAAAAAGAGATACAACAAAATTCTCTAATTGCTCTGTTAAAGTAACTTTTGTAGAAACAAAATATGATTCAGATACGAATCCTCTTTTTTCAAAAGTTAAAATTAATTTCCTTTATAAGGGAATGAATAGGAATGGAAGTTATATTTCTAAACGAGTTGCGGAAAAAATGGGAGCGGCTATTAGTTACACTCCAATCATTGGAGAATTTTTAAAAGAAAAAGAAGATTTTGGAACACATGGTGGAAAATTAACTATTACAAGCGAAGATGTAATTTATGAAGAAACAACTGTTCCATACGGAGTTGTTGGCGCGGCTGACAATCTTTGGTGGGAAGACGTAGAAGATGATGATGGGAATGTACAATCATATCTAACTACTTGAGGTTATTTATGGACTAAAAGATATCCTGATGCTGAAGTAGTTTTATCTGATAATAACTGGCAATCAATGGAGCTAGATAATGACAGTGTGAAAGGGAGATGGATTCAAAAAAAAGATAGTGAAGATTTCTATTTTAAAATTGATGAAGCTCTTATTAGTGCTTTCTGCATCTTAGGACCTGATGTTCGTCCTGCTTTTGAAAGATCGCAAGTTAAAAGTTTTTCACTAGCAGAAAATATGGGTAGCAGTTTTAAAGAAGAGTTTGAAGAAATGAAAGAAGATTTTAAAACTTTCTTATTTACTTTGGGCGAAAAAGAACAAACTGATACTGATAATCTTAATAATGATTTAGAGGGAGGAACAGATTCTATGTTATTTAAATTAAATATCGAAAATCCAAGTTCATTATTCTCTAGTTTAAATCCAGAAGATATTGCAACTAAGATCATCGTTAATGAAACAGATAACACTGTTACTTACTTTGATTTAGAAGACGGTAAATTCTATGCTAGACAATTTACTATGAATGAGGAAGAAGAGATAGTTTGGGCAGAAGAAGAACCTGTAGTTTATGAATATGGTCAACTTCCAAATGCTGAATTAGAGCAATCTAATGCAGAATTAACAGAAGATGTCGCTATTTTAAAAAATGCAGAAATCGATTTTGAAGCTCAAATAGAAACAAAAGATGGCTCTATAGTAGAACTTAATAAAACTGTTGAAACATTAAATGGAACAATAGAAACATTAAATACTTCTATTGGAGAATATGAAGAATATAAAAAAGAAAAAGTAGCAGAAGAGAAAGAAAGTTTAATTGCAGGATTTGCAGAAAAACTATCTGAAGAAGTTATCGAATCAATCGAAAAAGAAATTAATAATTTCACATTAGAAGAAATCGAAGCTAAACTTATTCGTGCTTTTTATGAAGAAAACAAGGGTGATGATATAGACAACTCTAAATTCACTCATAATAATAAACCACATAAATCAAGTAATACACCTGATTGGTTTAAAGCTGTTAAAACAGTGGTTAATAAGAACGAAGAAAAATAATTTAAGGGAGGAAATCACATTATGGCTAGATTAGCAATGAGTACGACTTATGGCGTATTAGAAATGAACAGAGTTGCGGCTGTAGATACTAAGCAAGTATTTTCTCAACTTCCATTAGATGCAACAGACTTTGCAAGCATCGCTTGTGAAAATGGTATGGTATGCGTTTACGATGAAGTTGCAGGAGCAGTTAGATTACCTGATGAGGACACAGGTGTAGTTATTGAAGAAGTACAACTTGTTGGAACTCATGAATTCTATTACGAAAATGCCGAATTAGGAGAATTTGCAGTATCAATCGAAACAACTGCAGTTAAATACTCTACTATCGGACATGCGGGAACTGCCGCAGATCAATACACTTACCCAGATCTATACAACTTAACTGTTGGAGATACTTTTACTACAAATACTGTAGATTTAGATTCTACTGCTTTCGCTGATACTTCAGTTGGAGAATATTTTACAGCTAGAGCTACAGGATTACTATTTTATGATGGAGCTACTGCTAATGCAGGTTCAGGACTAATTTGTGTAATTATCAAAAAGTATACAGTACCAAATGGAGACGAAGCTTTCAAACTAAAAGTAGTACAAGTAAGAGTGTAATCAAAAAATAATTAATTAATTGGGAGGTTAAGAACTTATGAAATTTGAAGAAGTTAGAGCGTTAGCGAAAAAAGTAGTTGTTGCTAAGCCTAATATGACGTTTACTTTCGATGGTGAGACTGTTAATACAGATCAAATGATGGAAGCATTGAAAGATGGACTGAATGAATTAGCAGGCGACTATAAAGCGTATAGACGTAATAAAGTAGATGTCTTCGAGTTAATCGAAGAAACTGCAGATCTTTATCTACCTGCGAAAGTAGAAGCTTCTATTGGTAGATTTGCAGAAATTAAAAATACAGAACATGGACAAAAACCAAAGTTCTCTTTAAAAGTTGGTAAAGGAAGAGGTAAACAATTTGTAACAAAAGTTGGTACTTCAGGAATTTACGAAGTATTCAGACTTGACAAAGTTGAATTTACTGTTGAAACTGACAGAGTTGGTGGCGCAGGAGTCATCTCTTTAGAGAGATTATTAACTGGTGCTGAAAACTTAATTGACATCTTAGATGTTATTTTAGAAGGTATCGAAGATACTATCTATGGTCAAGTACAAACAGCTTTACAAGCATCTTTAACAGCAGGTCCTGCTAGTAACTACGGTTCTAATGCTGGATTCTCAGCAACAATCATGCAAGGATTATTAAATACAGTTTCTGCTTACGGAAAACCTGTTATTTATTGTACTCCTGAATTTGCGGCAACTATCGTTCCAGATGATGGATGGATAGGAGCAGTAGATATGACAGAAAAAAGAGAATATGGATATATCGGAAAATGGAATGGTGCTCCAGTTAACGTTATGCCACAATCTTTTGTTGATGAAACTAACCTAGTTAAAGTTTTCAATCCTAAATTTGCTTACATTATCCCTGCAGGAAAAGAAAAAATCGTTAAGGTTTTATTCGAAGGTCCAACAGTGGTAGCAGAATTAGAAAACAGAAACAGAACTAGAGAAATTTCAGCTACTAAAAAAATCGGTGTTGCAGTACTTTATAACAACCAATTCGCTCTTTTCCAAAATACTAGTCTATAAGATTTGTGTTTTTAGAGAAAGTGTAGTATAATATAAGTACAAGGAATAAAAAAATATGGGGATAATTAATTTTATCCCCGTAATTTTACTATAGAGAAATAAGGAGGAAACAATGGCTAAAAAAGATATTTTACCAACTACTTTATGTAAGGTTATTAGTATAACACCTGGATTGAATGGATTAACTGCTCCATCTTTTCATTATCATATCGTTTTTAAACGTCCTGGACAAGTAATGCGAGTTAGATTTGAGATTTTACAAGATGCACTCCATGCTGATGATTCTTATATGTTAAATCACTGTTTAAGAGTTATGGATGGAGATGTGCGAAGAGAACTTGGATTAAATGATGATATCGAGTATAGTTTAAGTTTAGCAGATGTAGAAAAAATTATTTTATCAGGAACGCTTGAAGAATTAAGAGATTTATTCACTTATGGACCAGAAGGATATGCAAGATTAGCGGCAGATTTAGCTGTTAGAAAAGGTATGGATAGTACTGCTAAACTTGAATTAATTCAAGAATATAGTGGAATAAATGTTATTTTCCAAATTAAAGAAGGAATAGGACTTGATGAAATAGAGGCAGAAGTAGAAAGAAAAACTGAAAGAAGTTATGATACAGTTAAAAAAGATGAACCAGAGGAAGTAGATGAGATTGAAGAAGAAGATAATAAAGAAGCTGCTTTACCTAAGTACACTAGAGTAGATAAGAAATAATTTTAACTGGCGTACGCCAGTTTTTTATTGAGGAGGTTAAGAGATGGTAACAAAATTTCAAGATGTTTATGATTTATTCTTTGGTACTATTACAGATGATCTTTATATAAGCATGACGATAGAAGATACAAAAGCTGATGCACAAACCTTCTTATTACTATCAATGGGAGAATTTAAATATTGTAAATTAGATCTTTTAGATTATAATTTATCTTTAAAATCTTGGAATATAGAATTAACGCTTGATGAAATGACTCATTTAGTATTTTTAATGAAAAAGTTTTGGTTAAAAAGACAAATTGATGATACTAATATAACTGATCAAAAAATTTATTCAGATAAAGATATAAAGGTATATTCTCAAGCAAATCATTTAGATGTTTTATTAAAAGCTTATAAAGAATCTAAATTAGATGTGAGAAAAGATAAAGATAGTTATAATAGAATTGATGGAAGTAGGAATGCTCGTTTAGGAGCAACAGCAGGCAAGTAAGGAAGTAGGTAAGAGATATGAATAATGTTACTTTTATAAAATCAGATTGAGAAGTCTACCTACGTTGGTTAAAAAATCAGATATATAAATTACTTCCTTTAAGAGAGGAAAAAGGAGAATGGAAAAAATTTGCTGAATCTCTTATATGAGAATTAAAAGGAGCAGACAATATTCAAAACAAAGTACCATTAATGAGTTTGATATTTAAATTATCTGCATTAACCAAAATGGAAGATTTTAGAATTTATAGAAAGACTATATTTGAATGTATAAATTTAATTAATAAATTCGAATTAAAGCTAGGTGAAGAATAGATGGCAAACTTTTTTGATTTATACAAACGAAGAATGGCGATTAAAGGTAATTCTTTTTCAGAGAAAATGGAAAAAAATGCTAAAAAGGTATATGATACGTATATGAAAGATGCAAAAATAGAAACTGCTTATATTAATTTAAATACGTATGAAGTTGCAATGATTATAGATAAATCTGATGAAACTTTAAAACAATATATAGTTCTTGCAGATAAAGATTCTGTATTTGCAACTGGAGTAGTTTTTGAAATAGATTATGTATTTTATATTATTTTACATGAAGAAGAAACTGCTCATGACCAGTATTTTAAAGGTTATGCAAAGAAATGTACTGACAATATAAATATAAAAACTGAAACAGGATTATATAATTATTGGGTATATGTTGAAGGTGCAAATAAAATTAATATGAAAAGAACTGAAGAAGGCAATATAATTATAGATGACAACCAAGAGACTGGTAAAGTTATTATGAATAAAGGAGAAGGTTTTGAAAGTATTAAACCTTTACAAACTAGATTCTTTATAGGACAAGACGTATATAAAGTAACTGGAAAAAGTACATTAAGAGATTTAGGATATTTAACAGTACAAAGTGATGATATTAATACATTTAGAGATAATTTTGCGATTGGAATTGCAAATTATTATGATGAAGTTACTCCTGAATACAATTACTATATCTCCGCAGAACTTGTTCCAGATGTTGTAATAACAAAAGATACAGAATATGCTATATCAGATATATTAGAAATTGTAATAAAAGATAATTTAGGTAATCTAGTAAGTAAACCTTATACAATAGATGTAATTGCTACGGAAATTAATATAGATGGAAGTAATATTACTCCTTTAGAATTGGGAAATCATACTATTTATTTTACTTTAGATGATGATAAAAATTCAAGAGCTACAGTTGTAATTGATGTAGTAAAAGAAGGTACTACTGTTTATGATTTCACTGGAGAAGATACTTTAATTTGGTCAGAAGAATCTGATTATATTATAACTAAAACAGTCGGTGGAACTCCTACTCCTGCAGTTTGGGTATTTACTATTGAACAGGGAGATAGTTTAGTTGACTTAGTAATTATAGATGACTCTTCTTGCACTATTACCGCGAAAGAAGATATAGAAGTTGGAGATGTTGTTCTATTGGCAAAAAGCGGTGCTGAAGAAGTTAGAAAGAAAATAAGAATTAAAGCATGGTGGTAAAAGGAGGTTAAAAGATGGAACGCTCAAGAACAAATAGAGCAGTTTATAAAATGAATGCAAGTTTAAATAAAATAGCAAGAATACTTGCAGATGATGAAGAATTAAGAAAATTATTATTTTATCCATCAGATACTTTAGATGATAATTTAGTAGATGTTACTAAAACAGAAGTAATAAATAAATGTACAGATATAGTAGCAAATTATCCTGATAGTATGGAATCTATTGGTGGTTTTTTAGTTATTGGGATTCCAGAAGGACATAGGAATAAAAATAATCCAAAATATTTTGATATCGTTCTTACTATTGATATAATGGTACATGAGGGCAGTGAAAAATTTGGAGTAGGATTAAAAGCTCTTGAAATTTTTAATTTAATTGATTATTTGCTTACTGAAACAGATATACAGGGTATTGGTTTATTAAAATTAAAAGATTTCTTTTATCAAGTTTATACGCCAACTGTAAAAGGTTATACAATTGTTTTTACTAATAGAGATATGAACTAATGGGAAGTTTATTTCATAGAGATAAATATAATAGAGTTTATAGTTTAATGAGTAAGTATGAAGAAGTAAAAGCTTGATACAGTTATGTAGGTGCTTATGCAAATCATGGATATGATGGAACTAATCCATTATATGTTTCTATTTTTTCTTATATAGATGATGGGAATAAAGAAAGATCAACTAATATTAGAGGAACTAGTGCTAGACAATATTATATTTATAATCAAGGATTATCTTTAGCAGATATAAATATTCCCAAAAGCAGTAAAGAAAAAGTAACATCAGCTTCTCAATTTAAAACTATGCTTGATTCAGAAGTTGATAAATATTTATCTAAAGTAGCAGGTAAATATAAAGGTATGCCTGATGCGGTAGCTCATAAAATTTTAGAAAGAAGAGTAAAAGAACATCAAAAAGATTTAGGTATACATCCAGTAGGTTCAAATGAAGAATTTAATAGAAGATTCATTAAAGCAGTTTTTAGAAATGCTGAAATCGGTCCTCAAAGAGAGATGCATGATGAAATTAAAAAAGCTTTTAAAGGATTACAAACTTTTATTAATAAGAATATAGAGCAAGGTGCCGCAGAAATAAAAGCAAAAAATGATATTGGTTCTGGAAAAAAAAATTATTATGTTTTAGAAATAAAAAATGGTGTAACAAGATTAGAAAGAGAATATTATAAATTATTAAAAAAATTAGCGATTACTATTTCAAAAGCTTCTGAAGAGGGTGCGTTAGATGCTGGAGCAGAAGCTAAAATAATTACATTATTAAATTCATTGAAAAGTAAAGTACTTGCTTATGAGAAGAAAGCAAATCGCAAACCTGTTAAAGGAACTACAATTCGTTATATTAATTCTAATGGAGTAAAAATGGATTTAAAAGATTTAACGGTAGGGAAAGATAAAGATCGTAAATTACATTTAATAAATTTGGTTTCAAGTATTTTAGGTAATGCGGCAGGTCTTGGTTATGAAATTTCTATTTTGGCGGCGGCATCAGCCTTGATGGATAGAGGTCAAAAAGATATAGAAAAATTTAGAGACGTTTCGCATGCTGAAATGAAAGGTAGGATACTTGATTTATTAACAAAAGACTCTCGAACTTTTAAATCAAAAAAAGGAGCAAAAAAATTCTCAGGAGCGGTTACTGGAGATTTAGTTATAGATGGAGTAACTTCAAAAGCAGACGTAATGTTTAAAATAGAAGACATAGTAAAAGGAACTCATCAAGAATTTAAAATTTCTGCTAAAAATTATAAGAGTTCTAATTTTAAGCTTCATACTGGAAAAGTACAAAATTTTGCATCAGCTATCGCCGCGAAAGGGAGAGAAAAAGAAGCTTATATTACACGTTCAATGTTTGATACTATCTCTTGGTATCCTGCTTATTTTAATACTGATGGTAGCGGTAATTATAAAGGGGATACTCAAAACAATTCTGTATTTAATGTTTTTAGAACAATGCTATTATTGAATTTAGATTATTTTTATGGGTTTGATATAACTCATTTATTTTCTTCAAGGGATCAAAATCCTACAGCAATAGCAGATGCAATAATGAAAAGTACTATTAAAAGGATTCAAATTAATGGAGATTCAATTAGTTTAACAGTGAAAGCGGTGAAGAAGGATGTACAATAGATTAAAATTATTTGGAGCAAGACCTGTTTTTGATAAAGATTTAAAAGTTTATTTATACCCTTTAACACTTAGTTATATAATTGATACTTTTGATGAAGAAACTTTATTTTTATTCCCTATGAATATTATTGCAATGGATGAATATGATTTAAAAACACAAGCTAATGAAATAATGGATAGATCAAGAAGAACTGCTAAACCAATTCGTAATCTTACTTTAACAAGATATGAAATCATTATGATTTATATTATGAATGGGATATCAAGTAATAAACCTGAATTATTTGTAGATATGATTAATGGGTTTTTAAGAATATTTGAAGGAATTTTTAAATCAGAATTTGATTTTAATATGAAACTTTTTCAATTTTATTCTAAAGAACAGATTACGATTGAAAAAATAACATATGAAGAAGATAAAATGGGCAAAATAGTTAAAAAGTATGTAAAAGATTTTTTAATTATAAATGAGAATAACTTTGAACAAATTTGCGATTCAATAAAAGAAGTAAGTGGTTGGAATATGGGTGCTAATGAAAATAAGCCTGTCTACAATCCGGCAAGTGAGAAGGCAAAGCGAATAGCTGAAAAATTAGAGATGTCTAGAAAAAAGATACAAGCAATTAAAGCTAAATCATCAGACGAAGTAACACTAACAGACTTAATTTCTGCTTATTGTACACAGACAAAAATCAATCCGAATGAAGTAGTCGGCACTTATACTTTATTCCAGTTTTTCTTACAAAGTGCGAGAGAATCCCTATTCTTAGAATACAATACGAGTATTCAAGCTATGCTTCATGGGGCTTCCGAAGTTAAATTAAAAAATTGGAGCAAAAAAATAAATTAAGGAGGAACAATCCATGAAATTTGGTATTAGAGAAGTTGCAAACGTAACTTTTAGAACTTTATCATCTATAGTTATTGGTGGTCAAACTTTCGGTATCGGCGAGCCTGTTCTTTATTTTGACTCTTTAAAAGCTTCTACTTTAGCAGGAAATGCTAATACGGTATTTGCTATGGGTGGAAGAGGAAATAATAAACTTTTAGGTTGGGACGGAGACAAGGAAATAACATTCACTATCGAAGACGCTCTTATTTCTCAAGAATCTTTCGCTATCCTTTCAGGTGCGGACTTAGTATCATATGACGGTTCAGCTACAAAAGCTAAACTTCATAAAAGAGAAATTTTACAATTAGACTCTTCAGAAGAAGTTACAGTTTCACAAATTATTCTTGAAGATAATGCGGATTTCCCAGTTTTTATGTATCTAAGTAATGCAGATGAAGAAATTCTTGATCTAATTATCGATCCTGTTATAAATGTAGACGGAGTTACAGTTGAATTTACTACAGTAACAGTACCTTCATTAGCAGAAGATGACTGGGTTATAGTTGATTACTACTACGAAAGTCTTAAAGTTGTTAAATCTCTTGTTGTTAAAAATGATTCATTCGGTGGATATTACAAAGTCGAAGGAGATTCTTTATGGAGAAGAGAAAAAGATGGTGTTGATTTAGCAGCATACTTAACAATTCCTAGAGCAAAAATTAGAACTAACTTTGAATTCTCAATGACACCAGATGGAGATCCATCTACATTCACATTCGAATTAGATGCTTTCCCTACTAGTATTAGTGGTGTTGGAACTAACGTTCTATTCACAATGGATATTGAAGAAGACTAGTATTAAAAATTAAATATTTGGAGAGATTAATTTCTCTCCAATAATTTACTTTAGAGAAGAAAGGATGAATAAATGAAGATAACGTTTAAGGATATTATTTGTCAAAGTTTAAGAAATAACCATATACAAAGAATTTTAAATGATTTTGGTATTATTACGCATGATAGAGATCCTCATGATATAATAGAAGATGTTGCGGTTGTTTGAAAAATTTTAAAGAAAGAAGAACAAGGAATTGCTATAAAGTATTATTTAGCACAAGCATTAGTAGGAATTAGACATAAATATAAATTTGTATTATTAATGGATATGTATACAAGAGAAAACAAGGAGGAACAAAATGAATATTAAAAGAATAAAAGAACTTTCTAAAATTGAAAATAACATCAAAATGATTAAAGTAGGAAATGAATTTATTAATGTAATTAAATATTTACCATCTGAAAAGAAAATGCTTTTCGTATATGATGTATTAGGCAGAAGTATTATATCAGGTAGAGTTAATCCTGTAGCAGTTGATATTTCAGTTTATGTAAATATTGTAATGAATTATTCTGATGTAGAAATAAATTTGGGAGAAGATAACATTTTTGAAGCATATGATATATTAGTACAAACTGGTATGCTAGATAAAATATTAGAAGCAATTCCTAAAGCAGAAATTGATTTAATGTTTGAGTATGTTAAAGATGCGATTGAAACTGAATTAGCATATTTACATTCTGCAAGTGCAGCAATCTCTGATATTGCAAAAACTATAGCAGATAGTGCTATTGGAATGTTAAAGGAAAATCCTGAAATGTTAAATGTAAATGAAGTATTGTCAGAATCAAGAGAAGGTGTGGGAATACCAGCACCAGTAGAAAAAGAAAAAGAAATAGTATCGTTAGTTGAATAATCCGTTAATTCGGATTATTTTTTTTTGCTCTAAATGGATGGGCAATATTATTTAAATATCCTAATAGATTTTTGATTTTTATATAGGAATACAATAGATTTTAAAAGGAGGAATTATAATGGCTGATTTTAGATATACCTATGAATTAGCAATGGCAAAGGTCTCTAAAAAACAATCATTGAAGGAATTAGAACAATTTTCGGATGCAGTAAGAAAAATTTCACCAGAAATCTCTCCTTTTAGTCAAAAGGATTTAAAAAGACTAGATAGAGATTTAAGAAAGGCTAAAGCTACAATTAGCGATACTTTCTCTGGACAACAATATGTTCAATTTGATGAAATGAATAAATCTTTAAAGAAAGCCGGAGTTAATCTACAAGATGTCAATGCGAAGATAGTCGCAATTAAAAAAGCAGGCAATGCAGTTACTGGAATTACTGGCAAATATCAACAACTAAGCCAACAAATGTCTAAGACTGCAGTGATTCAAGCAAGAATGAATAAATTTGCGGCAACTTTTGTGAAATTAGTAAATTTCAAAGTTTCAATTGCGGCATATCAATTTGTCACACAACAATTAAGAGAAGCATTAGAATACACAAAAGAACTAGATAAGACATTAACTGAAATTGCAACAGTTTCAGGTTTTTCTAGAGATCAATTAGAAAAATTTGCGATATCATTCAATAAAATGGCTTATGAAATGGGTCGTACTACGAATGAAATGGCTCAAGCTTCAGTAATCTTCTTTAGACAAGGTAAAGAGACTGCAGAAGTTATGCATTTAGTTGAAGCTACAACTATTGCGGCATCTATTGCGCAAACAGAAATGGCTCAAACGTCAGAATACTTAACAGCTACATTAAATGGTTTTAAATTAGAAGCTACGGATGCAATGTCTGTAGTAGATAAATTCTCTGCTATTGCTGCTAATGCCGGTACATCATTTGAAGAACTAGCTATTGGTTTAACAAAAGTTGCATCAGGAGCATCTAATGCGGGAATAGACCTTGACCATATGTCATCTTATATTGCTACAGTTTCTGAAGCAACTAGAGAGACTGCAACAAATGTTGGTACATCTTTCAAAACTATTATCGCTCGTATGAGAGGTATTACATCAGAAGGACATGAATCAGCAGATAGCTTAAATAGAGTAGACAAAGCTTTACAAGGATTAAGTATTTCTCTTAGAGATGATGAAGGTCAATTAAGAGACTTACAAGATGTAATTGCTGAATTAGGAGCAAAATGGCAAGGATTAGACGTAAATACTAAGTCTTATATCGCGACAGTAATTGCCGGTACTAGACAACAAAATAGATTCATTGCATTAATGGATAACTATGACAGAAGTTTAGAAATTTTAGAAACTTCTCTTAATAGTGCAGGCGCGGCTCAAGCACAATTTGGACAATATACAGAAGGTATCGAATATTCAATTAATCAATTAAGAGCTTCTGTAGAAGAGTTATGGCCTACATTACTATCTGGAGATGCAGTAAAATTCTTAGTTAAAGGGTTAACTGGATTAGTTAAAATGTTAACTTATGTTTCTAAGAATATAGATCATATAGCATTAGTTATGATAGTCTTTAATAAAGCAATTTCTAAAATGGTTATGAGTGCGCATTTAGGTGCGACTGAAATGTCAACACTTAGTCAATCATTAGTTGTTCATGGAGGACATGTTAAAAGATTAACTACAACTTATAGAGTACTTGCAAAACAAAGACAAAAAATGAAAACAGATAAATTTGCTGAAACATTCTTATCTAGTAGCGACTGGGAAAGATATTCAACAGGAGTATCTAAAGCAGCAGAAGCTTATAAAGCAATTTCTGCTCCTATAAAAGATATGACTAGCCAAATGGAAATTTACAAAATTAGTGTAAATGAAGCAACATTAGCAGTAGAAGAGTTTGGTAGAAAATGGAGTAAAAGTTCAAGAAGAGGAACTAAAGCCGATTTATTCGCAGTAGAAAGAAAAGGCGAATTTGAAGGACAAAGAGGACTAGATCCAAAAACTTTAAAAATTGAAAATCAAGAACTTTATAATATAAGACTTAAAGCTATGCATTTGAATGAAAAAGATACAATTTTATATGAACAACAATTAGCATCAGCGAGAACTCAAGTAGGATTAAAGCAAGAAGCTTTAACAGCACAACAAGCGATGAACCCATTACTTACAAGTGCTAGAACAGAACAAGAATTAATGAAAAAAGCAGTCCAAGAGGAAGTTGCTTATAGAAAACAACAAGAAATATTAATAAATAAAGCTAGAAAACAACAATTATTAATGAAATCAGCATTAATGCTTTCATTAGTAGTAGTATCTTCTCTTTCTGATGCTATTAAAAATGCAGATGGAAGTATAGAAGATACGAGAGATAGAATATTAAAACTTACTAACTCTATTGGTAGCATGTTACTTTTATTAGGTCCACCTATTGGCAAAGCTATTGGTGCGGCTATAATGGTTGGAAGTGCTTTAATCCAAAAATTATGGAAAACTAATAAAGAAAAATTAGAAGAATTTAGAAATAGTATTAAAGCAGTAAGTGACGAAATAAAAGTATTAGGAGAAATGGGAGATGCTTATGAAGAGTTAAGAAAGAAAGCCGCCGCAGGTGGTATTAGTTTCTTATCTGGAGAAGAGCAAGAACGACTATATGATTATATGCTAAGATTATCAGAATTAGAAGATATTGAAATAGTAGATTACTCTCCTGATGGAAAACCTATTATAGATATGACTAAATCAGTTGAAGAATTAATTGCGGCTAGAAGAGAATTACTTCAAATAGATAAAGAAGGAATAAATAGTGCTTCTGAATTTAAGAAAAAATGGGAAGAAGCAAGCGATGTAGAAATGATTCAAATGGAGCATCTATGGGAATCTCCTGCAGGTGATAACATTGTAGAAGAATTATCTAAGCAAGCAGTTCAAGCAATAAAACTTGAAAAACAATATGAACTTTTAATGGAAAAATTTACTTTCTTACTCAATGAAACTGCGGAATTTAAAGGCTCTTTCTTAGAGAATTTCGTAAAATATTTTGATACTGGAGAAATTGGACCAGAATTATTAACTAATGTTGAAGAAATATATAATACAATTCAAACTGCTTTTGCAAAAAAAGCAAGAGAAGGATTAATTTCTAAGGATGAAGCAAATGAAATTATTAATGCTACAATGGGAATAAAAATATATTGAATTAGCAAAAGAAACTAATACTGTAAATGCTTCAACAACAGCATTAATGCAAACTTATAAAGATTTACAAGATGCTACTTCAGATTTACGTAGCGCAAGACAAACTTTAGCAGAAGATGAAGAATTAGAAATTGGACAAGTTTTAGAATTAATAGATTCTCATAGTTCATTAATTAAATATCTAGATTTAGAAGCTAAAAATTATGGTATTACTGCAAGAGCATTAGCAGAAGCATCTCAAGTTTTAGTACAAACTAGAATTAATGATAATTTAGCAATTATTGCAGGTATTGATGCAGAGATAGCGGATCAAAAAGTTAAACTTTCTCAAATAACTATTGTTTATAATTTAGCAATAGCAATAAAATGGCTTAGTAGAGCCAGACTTGATTCAATAAAAGCTAATCTTTACGAAACTCAAGCAAGTATAAGAGGTCTTAAAGAACAAAGAAGTAATGTTTTGAAATTAAATACATTACTTGAGAATTATACTATAAAAACAGAGAAAGCATCTAGTGCAACTCAAGCATTTACTTATAGTTTAAAAAAATCTGCATTAGAATTTAAAAATATGAATGAATTAGTTGAAGAGTCTAATACAGTTGTTTCACAATTACGTGATACAATTAAAGCTTTAGAAAAAGATATGACAGATGCTGATTTAAGTACTATTGCTACTTTAGCAGAACATATTAAAGCTTATGATGAAATAAAAGGTGCATTGCTTGGTCAAGCTAGTTTACAAGAAAGTTTAAAACAAGAAGCATTAACAGGATTAACTCAAATCCTTGCAGGTCTTGATAAAAACATTATTGGAATTAATATTAACGATATTATTATAGACGGAAGAGTCGATAATACTAAATTTAATAATTTAGCTAATTTTTTAAAAGAAGAAGTTAATAGACTAAATGCGATAATGAATAGAGGAAAAGGAACTAAAGAATTACAAGAACAACTTAAACTTTATCATACTCTTTATAGTGAAGTTGAAAGCTATAAAGATGCTATAGAAAAAGCTGATTTAGCAATATACAAAACAAATCAAACTCTTACAAAAACTATAGAAGATCAACAAGCATTCTATGAAAAATTAGTAATTTCTCAACTTGAATACATCCAAGATATATTAGTTGAAAAATATGAAGCCGCTCTTGAATTGATCAAAGAAGGAAATGAAGCATCTGTTGAAGCGATAGAAAAAGAAAAAGATGCATGGGAAAAATTATTAGAACAACAAAGAGAAAGATTAAAAATAGATAAAGATTTAAGAGACTCTGAGAGAGAAAGAAGAGATATCTTAATAGAAATTGGAGACAAACAAGCGCTACTTAATAAATTAGCTCTAGATGAATCACAATTTGCTAAAAAAAGAAAGAAACAATTAACTGAAGGTATAACTAAAAATAGAGAAAAATTAACAGATATTGAATATGATAGAAGTTATGAAAGTAAATTAGGTTCTTTAGAAAGTTTAAATAAAATTAGACAAGAAGAATTTATAACAAGATTAACAGAATTAGAACAAAGTTTAGCTTTTGAAGAAGCTCGTTATGAAGTTCTTTTAACTCAACGTAATATTGAAAAATCTGCTGAAGCTTTACTATTGGCCAAAGGAACTATTATTAGTTTTACTGGAGAAGTAATGACTTTAGATAGTTTAGTTCAAGAATTTGGAGAAACACTTTCTAAAACTGGAACTAGAGAACAATTAGAAGGTTTTAATAAGTTTAATGAAGAAATAGTAGCTATAAATGATTTATTAAATGAAATGGGAGTAGTTTATGAGGATGTAGTAATTGATTGGAGCCAAATTAAAACAGCTAATTTAGCAGATTTTGAAGCCGATCTTATAGGTGCGGCTGAAAAAGTTGGATTATCATTTTCAGATTCACTTCTTGAACAATTTAAATTAGGGACTATTAAACTAACAACGCAATTTGGAACTGCAGCGACAGAAATGGAAACAGCAGTTGGTGAATATGCTAATAGTATATTAAAGATTTATAAATCAATGTTAAATGATATGGTATTTGGAGCAAAAGAAACAGGGAAAAATATTGGAGCTGCTTTGGAAGATGGAACTGCAGAAGAAATGGATATTGCAGAAGCTGTCTTTGGTAGAGAAGGAGAAGGTAAGGGACTATTAGATGAAGCTTATTGGGAAGGACGAAATATTGATTTTGCTGTTATTCAAGGTATTAAAGATTCTCGTAAGAAAGGCGGTACTTCTACATGGGTTATTACTCCTGGAAGCGATGAAAACGATTCTGCTCCTACTGGTGATGGTGTATGAAGACCTCCAAGAGATTTAGGTATAGTTGGTTATCATAATGGTGGAATGGTTAATTTTGATGGAATAGCGGCTGTACATGGTGAATCTAGCCCTGAATGGATATTTAATTCTAACCAATTAGAATCTGTTATTAAAATGACTAATGCAAGTATGTTAGGAACTTTATCTAAATTAAACATACCATTAGGTGGGACTGGAGTAACGATTGAAAATCTAATTAAGATTGAAGGAAATGCAACAGAAAACACAATAATAGAATTAAAAAAATTAGCTAAACAAATCGCACCAATAGTGGGAAAACAATTAGTTAAACAAATTAAAAAGGTATAGGAGAAGGTTTACCTTCTCTTTATCTTTATTTGAGAAGAAAGGATAATATAATGTTTACAGCAACAGATTTTACTTATAATGGTAGATTAGCAAGTGAATTTGGATTAACAGTTGTTAACGTTGGAACAATTAGTTCTACTCAATCATTTGGATTAAATAGACAAATATTAGAAACCCAAAGATTAAGTGGAATAAATTCTTTTCATGGCTTTAGCTATGAACCAATAGAATTTCAAGTGACGTTAGCGAGAGAGTGTGAATGAGATTACTATACTAGAATAGAAGTTGCTAGATGGTTATTTCAAAATAATTATAAAGAATTAATTAATCCTGATCATCCAGAAATAATATATAATGTATTATTTTTTGGAGATAATCCAATAGGATTAGTTGGAAATATTCCACGCTATATTACATTAAATGTAAGAGCGGATGCCCCTTGGGGTTGGTCAGAAGAATATACTTATGAATACGATTGTGACACTGTTTTAGTAGTAGAATTAGAAAATTTATCTAATTTAAATATGCCAATTTACCCAGAAATAGAAATTGTTTTAACAACAGGAGAAACGTTATCAATCGATTTTGATACAGATAAAGAATGAAAATTTGTTGATGCAACTTACAGTGGAGATGACTATAATTTAGTATCAGGAGAAACTATTTATGTAGATAATAATAAAAAAATAATAATTTCAGATCAAACAGGTTCTGAGGATGCGCGAATAAAAAATTTTATTAAAAGCGACGCAACAAAAGAAAGAAGTGATTGGTTCTATTTAACAGAAGGAACAAATACATTCACTTTAAATGGGAATGGAGATTTTTCTATAAGAATTAAATTCCCAATGGTAGCATAGAGAGAAAGGAGTGAAAAGATGTTAGGAGATATAAATTACCTACTTGGACCTATTGAGTACGTTTTAGAAGTAACGAAACCAAATAAAGAACCAATAGTTGCGATCTCCAATGATTATGGAAAGGTATACTCACCTTCTATGAAAGCTATTAATGAATTTAGTTTTATGATTAATAAATTTTATGAAGATGGCAGTATAAATGCATCTTATGAAGCAGTACAAGAAAAATATTTAATAAGTTTAAATCAACAAGAGTATTTCGTAATTACTGAAATTGAAGAAGATGAAATAGAAGGTATTAAAGCAGTTATATGTTATTCTCTTGAATACGAACTTGGACAAAAATTTGTACAAGCATATGAAGTTGTTTCCGCAAAATTATATAGTAATAATTCAGATTTTGATGGTGTTATGAATATGGTAAACAGTTTGGCTCCCTCTTGGACAGTAGGTACGATAGATGGAGAAATTCTTGAATCTTATAGATCATTTGATGTGAGTAACGTAGATATTTATACTTTTATTACAAAAGATATTAGTGAAGCTTTTGGTTGTATCGCTCTTTTTAATACAGATGAAAAAACAATAAGCTTTAAATTTTTAGAACATATAGGAGTAAACAACTCATTATTCTTATCAAGCGATAATTTAATTAAAACTTTAACGAGAACTAGAAAATTAGAAAATATAGCAACAAGAGTTTATGGTTTTGGTTCAGAAGATTTAACAATGAATACTGTTAATCCTAATGGATTAAGTTATATAGATAATTTTTCATATTTCAAGAATAGAAATTGGATGTCTCAACGATTAATAGATGCATTAGACGCACATGATGCGATTGTAACTGCAAATATTCCAGAATTCCAAACAGTTCTTTCTGATTATCAAGATGAATATGAAGATAAATTTGGTTCATCTATTTATAAAACTTTATTAGTAACAGATATTTCAGGAGCAAACATTACTTTTGATGATAACGCATCTGATGTAGATAATTATTACAATGGTTGGAAATTATTAATTGAATTACCAACTTCTGAGAATCAAAATTGTGCAGGTCAAACTGCAACGATTTTATCATATAACGGAACAACAAAAATTGCAACACTAAGTTCTGCTTTTTCAGAGGTAAATCATACTTATGAAACTGTAGAAGTTACAGTAAAAACAATCCCTGCTAATCCAGAGGGAGAAGAAATATATGCAGAAGGTAGCTATTACATTTCTGAGAATATTGGTAATTATCAATATTTACAATTATCTTTAGTTAAACAAGGTAATTGGGAAGAAATTGAAAAAGCTTTAGTTGCTAGACATGCATCAATAACGCCAACACAAGATGATTTAGATGAACTAGCTGAAGCTAGAACTCATTTAGATTATTGGAATGGTCAAGTAGGAGTATGGCAAACTTTAGTAGATGCAAATGATGTAGTACTTGATGCAAAAACAACTAGATTAGAAGAACTTAATGTAATTATGGATATAGAAACTAATTTAACTTTTGATGAATTGCAAGAATTAGATCCATATATTATTGAAACTACTTATACAAATTCTAATATTATAGATGAAGTAGATTTATATGATGAAGTTGTAGAAATTTCTGATAGAGTTGGGTATCCTAGATATGAATTTTCATTAGATGCAGACGATCTTTTAAAAATGGTTGAATATCAACATATTAGACATAGATTAAAAATTGCAGATATAATAAATATTAAAATATCTGAAACAGAAGAAATTGAAGTTAGAATAACTGGATATTCTCATGAATACGATGAGAATATAATAAATATAAGTTTTTCATCTGTAAATTCTATTTTTGATTCAAGTTATGAATTAGCAGAGTTATTGAAGAACAATACTAGTGCAGCATCATCATTAAACGTAGAACGTTTTAAATTTAAAACTTATGTAAAAGAAGACCAAAATACAATTTTAACTTTCTTAGATAGTGCTTTAGATGCGGCTAAAAATGCGGTTATAGCAGGAAATAATCAAGAAGTATTGATAGATAGAACAGGTATTACATTACGAGAATATGATGCAATAACTGGTGGTTTTACAGATTCACAAATGAGATTAATTAATAATACAATTGCAATAACAGATAATAATTGGAATACAGTTAAAACCGCAATAAGTCCTGACGGAGTATTTGCCGATGTATTAATTGGTAGAGCAATCCTTGGTGCCGAACTTCAAATTGAAGCGGCAGATGGAACTTTTGAGGTTGATGAAACTGGTACAACTCTTAAAAATATGTCGTTAACAGCGGTTAAAGATGAAGGATTAGGAACAGAAAGAAAAATAGTATTAAATGATACAGATGTGTTTAGAGTTTCTATTGGTGGAGTAGATAAATTATGGATAGATGTCTCTGGAGACATGAATATAGCAGGTAATATATTTATGAGTGCAAGTTCTAGAATTACTTGGACGAATGTCACAGATGCAGATTCTGAAGCAGTATCAGCATGGGACGATAATTATATGACTACTATTGGTCCTGATTATGTTTTTACTGGAAAAATTCAAGCCAATAAAATCACAGGTAATACTTTGACAGCATTAGATGAAATAAATATAGGAGATGTATCTATGAGTACTAATGGTATATTAAGAATGCATTCTGCGGGTACTTGGTGGATAGGAATGCAAACTTATGAATCACCGGGACCATCTTGAGAAATCGGATATCTTAGTTCTATAACAGATACGACAATATCTGAACTTAATAGAATTATGTTAGCAGCTAACATGGTGTATACAAGTAGTAATTTATCAGTACTTGGGAATCTTTCAGTAAGCGGAACTGTAACAGGTGTTACTGCAGTATTTGGATAAAATATAGATAAAATGAGAAGGAAGGAGTAAAATATGGCTAGACCTAGTGATTGGGCTTGGACAACAACAATCGCTTCTGGACAACCTTGTTATAGCACTTATAACTCTGGTGGGAAAGCATATATAGCAGTGATAACAGCTGTAGAATGGAATGATTTTACTACTAGAATAAATGATTTTAGAGTTTATAAAGAACTTAGTACTTATTCTTTTACTACAGCATCATCAGGAGGAGCTTTTTATGCTTCGATAATTAATGAAGCTAGAACTGCTATTAATGACATGTCACCACCAACTTCAGTGCCAGGACCAGCATCTTCAGGAGGAATAGTTACAGCTTATATATTAAATAGATTAAAGGATGCTTTAAATTCGATAACATAATAAATATAGTCCTAGAATTTAATACTTCTAGGATTGACTTATTTTTAAAAATATGTTATACTAAGATAAGAAGTAAAAAAGGATGTATTATGAATAAGGAGGAGCAAAATGGTAGTTAAAATGACAAGAGAACAAATAGGAAATTTAATGAATTTATTAGATAGAGTTGGAATTAAAGGTTTTAAAGAAATACAAGCTATGACAGATATAGTTAAATCACTTCAAGAAGCTCAAGAAGAAGTTGTAAAGCCAGTTCAACCAATTAAAAAACCTGATAAGGAGTAATGTTTATGATATGTAAAGATATAATTACATTTACTGCAGGAGATACTGTTTGGCTTGAAGTGGAAGTTAGAGATAGAGATGGGACATTAATGGATTTGTCAACGGCAACTCCAATTAATTTTGCTATACAAGTATTTGGAAGAATAGATGAAGATCCTGTAGTTACAAAAGAGAAAGCAGATATGACAATATTATCTTTAGGTAATATTAGAATAGTTTTAGACCCCGTAGATACAGCTGATTTACATGGCAAATTTAAAGTAGAATTAGAAGTGACAGATTCTGTAGGAGCAGTATCTACTGTATTGAGTCAAGAACTTATAATTGAAAGAACAATAATTTAAGGAGGAAATATTTATGAGTATGACTAATTATTTAGAAGATAAAATATTAGACCATATTTTTGGTGATACTGCTTATGTTGCTCCAACAACTTTATATATAGGAGTTTCTACAACTCATGTGACTGAGCTTGGATTAGGGATTACAGAACCAACAGACGCAGTTTATGCAAGAATAGCAATAACAAATAATACTACTAATTTTTTAGATGCGGTATTAGGAGAAAAAAAGAATGCAACATTCCAAGAGTATGAAGTAGCAACAGAATCTTGAGGAGAGATTTTAGACTATTTTATTTCAGATGCTGCTTCAGGTGGAAATATACTTGTGTATGGACCTTTAAGTGTATCTAAAACGATAAGTATTAATGATCAATTAGTGCTACCAATAAATGGGTGGGTCTTAACATTAGATTAAAAGATTAGAGGTGTAAAAATAAATGCCTACAATTATAAAAATTAAAACATCTGTTGAAACAATTCGTTTCGAGGACGTTTTTTTTTACGGTAATAGGACTGTAATTAAAACGTATGGACAATTTATATTAGAGATTATTACAAAATATCTCCAAATTGAAGGATTGATTCAATCAACAGAAACTATAAGTTTAGGAGCAATAAGCTCTATAAATAATATTACAGTTCTAACCTCAGAAGGCACTGTTGCTTTTGAATCATGAGTTCTTCTTACAATAGGAGATCATAATGAAGAAACACTTGGTGATTTGGGAGATTTAGAATTGATAGATATGATACGTACAGTAAATTAATGAAAGGAGGAAATTAAATGGTTATTTCAACGAATTATGGATTTGTTATTTATGATTCAACAGTTGATACACTTGAATTATTTAAAGATTATATAGATGATATTGCTAGTAACTTTGAAACTATAGATGCAGTAATACCAGAAAAAATAGAAATAGCAGATATTATGAGCGATTGGGTTGTTTCAGGATTATTACCTGCAGAGCATGGATCGTCTTTAACATCAAGTATATCTGCCGGTTATATCTATATTGATGGAGTTCGTATATACAAAAATGGAACACCACATACTTATACTGCAAGTAAAGATACCTATGTAGATATAGATCCTACTGGAACATATGTATTTTCAGAGGTGCCATTAGATGACCCTGAACCTACATTAACAGAAGGTAATATGAGACTTGCCAAGGTAGTAACTGATGCAACAACAATCCCAACAGTTGTAGATATGAGAACTTTAGAATATAGTTTATCTAAAAATGATAAATTAAATCAAATAACATGGGACGATCCTAATCTTTGGATTGGAGCCGGTTCAGGAGGAGAATTATTCCTACAAGCAGGTGGCTCAACAAAACTTACAATGGGTGCTCATACAACAGTTTCTAATGGTTATTTTTATGTTAATGACAATATATATTTAAATACTGGATCAGCTATCCTTAAAGGTAGAGATTCTGGTGCGGCAAGTGTAAATTTATTACAAATGGATGCTAGTGTTGATAAAGTTAAAGTAGGAACTACTTCTTATCCATTAATGTTTAATTCAAGTGTTGAACCAATTTGGTATAATGGAACAACAGAAAAATCAATAATATTTGAAGCACCAAATGACGGAGAAGAATACGTTCGTAAAAATGAAGCTTGGGCAATCGTATCTGAGCATGCTATAAATGATATAACTGATATAGTTATTACAAGTGTAGCAGATAATGAAATACTTCAATATGATAATGGTAGTGGAGATTGGATAAATCAAACTTTAGCCGAAGCAGGAATATCAGCAACAGGTCACAGTCATGTAGCGACAGATGTTACAGACTTCGATACTGAGGTATCAAATAATACGTCAGTTTCTGCAAATACTGACAAGATTTCATTTGATGCAACTGCATCAGCTAAAGTAGCTTGGTTAACAGTAACTCAAGCAGTAGACTTAGATACGATAGAAACTGATACAAGCTCAAATAATTCTCACAGAACTACGACTACTGGAAATCCTCATAGCCTTGAATTGGCAGATTTAGATGATGTCGACTCAACAGTTGGCTCACCTACTGATGGCAAAATTATGGTATATAGAACTGCCGGTGGAGACTGGATTCTAGAAGATAAACCTGCATCAGGTTCAACACCTTCATTAGATGAATTAACTGATGTTACAATTACTGGGACACCTGCAGATGATGAAGTTTTAGCATATAATACTGGTACGAACCAATGGATTAATCAGACTGCGGCAGAAGCAGGACTAGCTATATCAGGACACAGTCATACAGCAACAGATGTTACAGATTTTGACACAGAGGTATCAAATAATACGTCAGTTTCTGCGAATACTAGCAAAATATCTTTCCCCGAAGCACCAAACGATGGAGAAGAATACGTTCGTAAGAATTTAGCTTGGGCAATTGCAACTGGTGGTGGAGCATCAGCTATAAATGATTTAACTGATGTTGTAATATCTGGAACACCTGCTGATAATGAAGTTTTAGCATACGATACTAGCAGTGGAGACTGGATAAATCAAACTCCTGGCGAAGCAGGATTGTCTGCATCAGGACATGGACATACAGCAAGTAATATTTCAGACTTCGATACTGAAGTTGGGAATCATACAGACGTTACAGATAATACAACTCATAGTGGAACTACAACAGGAAATCCACATTCATTAGAATTAGCTGATTTAAGTAATGTAGTAATTACATCAGTAGGAGATAATGATATAATCGGTTACGATTCAGGTGGGAACTTTATTAATCAAACAGCTTCTGAATTAGGATTATCTGTAACAGGTCATAGCCATGTAGCAATAGACGTTACAGATTTCGATACTGAAGTTGCGAATAATACTGCTGTTGCAGCTAACACTGATAAAATAAGTTTTGATGCAACTGCATCAGCTAAAGTAGCTTGGTTAACAGTAACACAAGCGGTTGACCTTGATACTATGGAAAGTAATATAAGTACAAATAATGGGAAAGTTACGAATGCGGATCACACTGGAGAAGTAACTGGCTCAGGAGCTTTAACAATCGCAGATAATGTTGTTGATGAAGCTAATTTAAAATTAGAAACTGGACCAACAAACGACTATGTACTAACAGCTGATAGTACTAAGTCTGGTGGTATGAAATGGGCAGCAGCTCCTGGTGGAGGCGGAGCTATAGGCGATTTATCAGATGTAACGATAAGTTCTATAGGAAACGATGAAATTTTAGTTTGGGAAACAGATGAATTTGTTAATCAAACTTTTGCCGAAGCTGGAATAGGAACAGCAACAGATGTAGCTACTAACAGAGATGACGTTGATGCATTATTTAAAATAAAAGATGGAGTTACAACTGGTAGTGCTATTGCAATAACTACGGATGGAACATTTGATTACGTAGATGGTAGATGGATTATGTTTAAGGCAGATGCAAATATTACTGCTCCCGCAACTATTGCCATAGACGGTGGGTCTGCATTGACTGCAAAGGATAAAGATGGGAATAATATTGATATCGTAATAAATATTACTTATCTATGTCGATTTGTTGACGATACTACGGATTTTTTCGAGTTAGCCCCTAAAGAAACAATCTTAGCCGGGGGCTATCAAAAGACTTATGAGGCGAGTGGAACTGTTAATTCTGGAGATATGGTCGATATCGATTATATCAATGAAACAGCAACAGCAGTTTCTGAAAGAGAGCGTTTAGCTCTTATTTCTCAAAATCTATTGTCAGCAACTGACTATGATTATCCTGCTATTGCAAAATTAACAAGCACAACATTTTTATTTATAGGACAAGATGATGTAACTGGAGATTTAGATGCTTTTGTATGTACTCATGATGGAGAAAGAGTTACTTCAACTGGTACTGTTCTTGAAGTATCTGGAGATAGTACAGCTTTCCCTAGAATTAAAGAAGTTACTTCTACAACTTTCCTTGTAACTTTTATAAATTTAACTGGAACTGATTTTTTAAGTGCTATAATGCTTAGTGTAAGTGGAACTACAGTTACAAAAGGTACTGCTGTTTCAATTGATACTTTTACTCTACATCCTAGTAATTATCATGAAAGTACAATACTAGAATCAACTAAAGCTTTAGTAACATACGCAGATAAAGATGATACAAATGCATTAAATTCTGTTGTTCTTACAATCTCTGGTTTAGCATTAACAGTTAATACAATATACACTCATTCTACTAATAGTTGTTTAGAAATGTCATTAGTAACTCTAAGTTCTACTAGAGCTTTCTTAGCATCACCATATGATGCTAGTGGAGACGATATGTGGGGTTATATTATTGATGTATCTGGAACTGTTGTAACTTATACCGATGATGCACAAATTGATACTGATGATACTGGCGATTGTAGTGCAATTGCTCTTTCATCTACTTCTATAGCTTTACTTTATAGAAGTAATACTACAGATGTTGTTTATTTTGTATTAGTTGGAATTACTACAGATACAATAGATACTGTTTCAACTTGGAATGATGTTTTTGAAGGAGATTTATCTCATGTTCATTTATTATCTATGAGTTCAACAGAATTTATTGCACTAGCGGCAGATGATGTTTCCAATGTTTGTAAAGGTGTAAGATTTACGATTTCTGGTGATACTATTAACTCTTATGGAGAAGTTGAAGAACTTAGTGAATATAGTGCTTTTAATACAGACTGGATTACTGGCTATATAAATGATACCGGTGCAACTCAACCGTTATTAGTAATTGGAGTAGAATCAGATAACTCTTCTTATAGTTCATTAGCTAGGTTAATTAAAAGAGGAGATGGAGTAGCTATTACTAGTGCTTCTGATGGAAATAATACTGAAATAGTAGTATTCTAATATATAAAAAAACACCCTTTAATTAGGGTGTTATTTTTTTTATTCTTTTTTTAGAATGCCGTATAGATCAGATAGTAAAATACTTATTTCATTTGCTATTGCTAAGGAATCATTTATTTTTTTATCTTGTTTTTTAATTGTTTCTTCGTATTTTTTGATTTTTTTATCTTTTATATCTTCTTCATCATTTTCAAATAATGGCATATAATCAATTCCGAAGTATTTACAAATTCCAACTGCGTGCGCTAAAGCAATTTTTTCTCGGTAACCATCATCTAATAATTTTTTTGCATCTTCTTTATTAGTCATAAATCCGCTTTCAGTAAGTATTGCAGGTGCATCTGTATTTTTTATTACATAAAATCTTGCATTCTTAACTTTTCTATCAACCATTCCAGTCGCATCTATTAATTCTTTGTGAACTGTTTTTGCTAATCTAGGTCCTATTCTACTACCAGTAGAGTAATAAGTTTCAATTCCTGTAACAGTATTCCATCCACCCATTCCATAAGCATTCGCATGTATTGAAATAAAGATGTCTACTTTTGCATCGTTAGCAATTTTGACTCTAGATTTAAGAGGTAGATCTATACCTTCTTTATAAGTTCTTACTACTTTAAAACCTCGTTTTATTAATTTACGTTCTAATTTCTTTGCGACCGCGAGATTAAATTCATATTCGTGCATGAATTTACCATTTTCCCATCTAGGCGTGCGTTTTCCCCGAGTTAATGGACCGTGACCTACATCTATTCCTACTGTAATATCTTTTGATGTTTCTAATATGATTCTTTGTGTTCGTACTGCGATATACTTTCTCATATTTATTGCAGTAGTATTTTTTATTCCTATTATAATATTTCTTTTCATTTCTATCCTCCTTATCCTATATATAATAATTATAACATATTTTCTCCTATTTGTCAAACCTCTTGGATAAAAGTTTTATAAGACTAAAAATAGATTACGATTTGGGCAGAATTATTTAATTACTTTTAATTACTTTAAATATTATTAGACATAAAGAGGTTATTTATGAATAGAGTAGAAAGGATGGTAATATGCTTAAAAAATTTTTAAAACTACAAACCTCTAAAAAACTTATTACAATAGTTGTATTGGTATGGGTATTGTCAATCATAATTGGATATATAGGAACATTCTTTGGAATTTCTTTTATTGACATTATTCAAATTGTAAATTTAGATTTTTTAGTTATTTTAGGATTCTATTTTACAAAAGCAGGTTCAGAAAATATTGTTAAAATTACCAAAGATTTTACTATGAAGAAAAAAGAACCTGAATATGATGAACTCAATGAATATGACGAAGTGCCTTACAAATAAGGAGGAGAAAGGATGGGAGCTTGAGTAGAAATAACTCTTGCAATTATTGCTTTAATTTCAAGCGTGAGTACGGCATTAATTAATAGGAGATATAGAAAAGTTAAGAAACAAGAAAAAAGAAATAAACTTATAAATCATCCTGTCCACAGTAGAATGAAAAGCTATAAAAGAAGATTTTTAATAGATTTTCAACTTAATAACAAAGGGAAGGAAGCAGTTCTTAGAGATTTATTTGTAAAAAAATTTGAATTATGAACTGATGCATTATACGATTTAGCAAAAGAGATTGATGAATATATTAAAATTTATTCTGAAAATGATGATAAGAATTATGAAACTATTAAAGAAAAAAATTTATTATGTTTTAATGAAACTTTAGAAAAATTTAATGCATATCACTATGGTCCTGAATACACGCCAGAAGAAAAAATATTAATTGAGATTGTTATTGGAAAATTTAATATATGGCAAAGTCATCGTTCCAGATTTATCGAAGAACAAATTATGGATATTTGTAATAATTCGATGATGTATCCAACATGTGAAAGAAAACAAATTGCAATTTTTGACATATACATGGCAGTTTTTGCAATGACTCTAAATGATGCAATGAAAACAGTAGAGTCAATTAATGGTCAATTGGAAGGTAAATATTTCAGAGGTATAAAAATAAGTAAGGAGTAGAGAATGTCAGATATTAAATTAATAATATTAGATATTGGTTACAAAGAAGATGCCTTTGGATTAAAAAAAGGAACTAAAGTATGAACTAAAGAATTCAAATTCAATAGTAAAGTTGCAAAACTTATAAAGAAAATTTTAGAATTAAATGGAGTAAAAGTAATTTTAACGCAACCATTAAACACATCTAAGATTTCTTTAAATGAAAGAATTATTTTAGAAAAAGAATTAAATCCAAAAGCAGACGGATTAGTTTCCATGCAAGCTGATTGGAATTCAGAAGAAGCTACTGAAGGTAGTTGGATTTTTTATTGGCACACTTCTCAAGAAAGTGGGAAATTAGCCGCTCTTATAGATAGAGCATTAGTTGATTGTTCGAACAATGAGCACCGAGATATAACGGCATCTATGCCAGACTCTTGGAACGATTTCCAAATTTTAAGAGAAACAAATTGTCCTTCTGTATTAATTGAGTATGGTTATATCGATAATAAAGATAGAATGAGAATATTTAGAAATAGATATTTTGCTTTAGATTGTGCGAAATCAACTTCTGAGGGGATTTTACAATTTTTAGGAATAAAGAATTATACTTTAAAAACAAAAGGAAAAAGAATTATAAAAGTAATCAAAGGTTTAATAAAACTTTTGAATAAAATATTAAACAAAATAGAAAAAGGAGGAAACAAATGAATCTAGCTATTGTTTTTGCTTTTTTAATGGTTATAGCTATTGTAGCTTATTTACGATATTTATCACCTTATTTAAGAGTTAAAGGATTAGACTACTACAGTGAAGTTAGATTAGCTTTAATGCTTACTGGCTATGTTTTTAGAGAGAAAAAGGTAAAAGATATTGCAAGAGTAGCTTTATTAGTAGTAACAGAATTAGAGGAACTATCAATATCCCCTGAAGAGAAACATGTAGAGGGCGTTGAAAGACTAAGTATTAAATTATTAGAAGAATTCAACTTAGAATTAGAAGAAGGTGCATTAGATCTATTGATACAAGTAGCAGTAGCAATGCTACCAAAAACTAACATAGAATAATAAAAGGAGGAACCCTATATGGCAGTAACTGCTAAAATGATGGGACAATGTTTAATAAAAGCTTTAAATAAAGAACTTGACTGGGATACAGATACTATTAAAGTTATGCTTTATGAAGACGATCTTGTTATAGATCAAGACACTATGATATATCTAGACGATATAGTAACTGGAACAGAAGCTTCTGGAACAGGCTACACAGCAGGTGGAGACACTTTAGCTTCAAAGACTATAGATTATACTGCAGGAACTAATACAATCAAATTAGATGCGGCAGATACAACTTGGACAGCTTCAACAATAACTGCTATGTATGCAGTTATCTATCAAGATACAACAGTAGCATCAACAAGTGTATTAATAGCTTATGTTGACTTTGGTCAAAATGAGTCATCAAGCAATGGTGACTTTAAAATAACATGGCATACAGATGGAATTGCAACTATAGTAGCATCATAATATAAAAGGACTATAATAGTCCTTTTTTTATTTTATAACCCAAAGGAGGGAAAGTAGATGGCAGAAGTAATTAAAACCTTTACATTTACTAGTACCTTAGAAGGTTGGACAGGAACTGATGAAGGTAAGGCATATGCTGTCAATACGTCAACAGATATTGGATTTGATGCGATTGGTCGTAACCAAGCAGGAACTCCAGATTGGACTTGGACAGGAGATTGGGAAGATTTAGGAGTAACGCCTGGTCATACAGTAACAGAAGTATTATTATCATTTGATGTTAATTGTGATTTATATAATATTGTAGATGTTGCTAGTTTTACTTACACACTGACTGCAGGAGGAGAAACATCTCAAATTATTTGAGATCCAACAGCGACAGAGTCTTATAACACGAAAACAGGTATTTTAAAAGTATTTTCAACTGCGAAAGATAGTACTGGTACCCTTAGTTTAGTTATTTTAGGTGATATGGATACAGGTAATAATAGTGCCGCAGAGCTATCTGTAAATTTTGATAATGTTAAAATAACTATTACAACAGAAGCAGCATCAACGCCAGTAACAGTTAATGCAGTGACAAGTACAAATACTTCGAGTGCTCTGATTCCAACAATTCTTGCAATTAAGAATGTGGATATCACAGGAGTAACATCAACTAATACTTCAGATGCAGAAGTACCAATTATTGTTGCAGAAACTTCTACTAATATTTTAGCAGAGACATCAACTAATAATACAGTTGCTAAAGAACCTAGTATAAATACTATTAGAGCTCCTACCATTGATGCAGAAGTATCAACTTCTACTTCAGATGCGCAAGAACCTTCTATAAGTGCAAGTTTAAATATAAATGGAGAAGTATCAACTTCAACAAGTGATACAAATATTCCTACATTAAGTACCGGAGCAGGTATAAGTGGAGAAGCATCTATTTCAAATACCGATGCTAAAATTCCTACATTAAGTGTAGGAATAAACATTCCAGGAGAAACATCAACTTCAACAAGTGATGCTAAAATTCCTACATTAAGTTTTGATACAAGTGTTATTATTACAGGTGAAGTATCTATTTCAAATACTGATGCTAAAATTCCTACATTGAGCATAGAAATAAATGTAAATGGAGAAACATCTACTTCAACAAGTAATGCTAATGAACCTACTATAATTGTAGATACAAGTACAGATATTGCAGGCGAGGTAGCAATTTCAAATACGAATGCTCAAATTCCTTTATTAAGTTTAGGATTGAACATAAATGGAGAAACATCTACTTCAACAAGTAATACTAATATTCCTACACTAAGTGTAGAAATAAATATTTTAGGAGAAACATCTATTTCAACAAGTGATGCTAACGAACCTGTATTGAGTTTAGGATTAAATATAGATGGAGAAACATCTACTTCAACAAGTAATGTTAACGTTCCTACATTAAGTTTAGGATTAAATATAGATAGTGAAGTAGCAACTTTAACGAATGATGCGAATATTCCTATATTAAGTACTGGAATAGGTATAAATGGTGAAATAGCAACTTCAACAAGCAGTATTAATGAACCTGTTATTACAACAGTTAGAAATATTAATATTTCTAATGAGGTATCTACTTCAACGAGTAGTGCTAATATTCCTACATTAAGCTTTGGAGGAAGTGTTAATATTGCAGGAGAAACATCAATTTCGAATACGAATATTGAAACTCCTTCATTAAATATAGAAATAAATATAAGCAGTGAGGTAGCAACTTCAACAAATAATGCTAATGAGCCTACATTAAGTTTAGGATTAAATATAATTGGAGAAATATCAACTTCAACAAGTGATGCTTATGAAGCAATTATAGATACAAAATCAAATGTCGATATTAGCGCGGAAACATCTATTACTAATACAACTGCAGAAGAACCTTTACTTAGTTTATCTACAGTAATAAATAATGAAACATCAATTTCAAATACAAATATTGAAATCCCTGTAATATTTACAGAAACTAATATAAATATTAATAGTACAGTATCAAATTCAAATACAAATATTAATATACCTATAATAGATGCTATAATAAATTCTTATATAAATTCTGTTTTAGTGACATCAAATACTGATGCTTTAGAACCAACTATTGAAACTATTATGAATGCATTAATAAGTGCGGAAATAGCAGAATCCAATATAGAAATTCCTCTTCCTTTCTTTGGAGAGCCAATAAATATAGAAGTGAATGCAGAAATAGCAACTTCTAATAGTTTTGCTTTTGGAGATGCAGTCTATACAAGTATAGATGGAAGATTAAAGTATATTTCAGAAGTTATCGTATACGAATCTGTTAGAGATATATTATTAGAAAGTAAAATTAGAAATATTCTTATTAAAGGATTAATAAGAAATATTAAAATACAATCAAAATAGTTAGGAGGATGAGAATGACTAGAGTCACAGTAGGAGATACAGTAAGACTTATTGTAGAATTCTATGATTTTAATGGAGACCCAATAGATCCAACATCTATAACTATAACAGTAGAAAATAAGCAACGAGAAATTTTATTACAAGAATCAATTACTGGAGCAGATCATGTATTAAATGATAAAGGTCTTGCAATCCCTGGACAGTATTATTATGATTTTGAAACAACAGAAGTAGGAATCCAATACTACTATTTTAAGGGTACAATAAATGGAACTCCAGGATTAAGGAATGGAAGTTTTTCAGTTATGGATATAGACGGAACAGGAGGAAGAATATAAATGGATATTCAAATAAATTATACGGATTACCCAGATGTAATTGAAACTATAGTTATCAATACAGGAACTAATCAAAAAATTACGATAAGCTTCCCGGCCGCGGATACAATTGAATTGCTATCTGAAGATACTTCAACTTTAGAAACAGTTACGCATACAATAACTAAAGAAGAATTAGCAGACATGATAGCGGTGCTTATTGAAGCATCAGGTCAAATAGAATAAAAAAAATAAAGAGTGATTAATTTCACTCTTTTTTTTACGTCTAATCTCAGTCTAAATATGTTTTTTCATTTATTTTACTTGATCCGTATTTCCCAATACAGATTGCTTCGGCTTCATCATCTGTAACTTTTATTCCAAATTCTTTAAGTACGTATTGTTGGGCACTTCTTTTTAATTGCTGTCTATTTTGTCCTTTAATACCGCAGAATTTACGTCATTCAGAACTATAAACAGATTCATAAGAAATATCTAATGAATGTGCTACCAATTTACATACTCCTAAAACCATTGAAAGAGTTTTAAACAATCCCACATTATGCTCTAGTTGTATATCTTCAAAATATATTATATCCGCATTTCTTTCTTCAATAAAATTTTTTAATCATTTACTTATCATGTGTAATCTGTGTATTACATTTTTACTGCCTGCAAAATCCACTACTCCATAATCTGTTAAACTACCTGCCTCTCAAACAGAATATCCAATAAGTCTAGAAGATTGGTCAAAAGCCAATACTGTTTTAGCATTTTTTGGTTTTTCTATAATACCTCCAGTTGTTTTAATCTTCTCTCTTCGAGTATCTTGAACAGAAGAAATTTCTTTAACGGTAATTCTACCATTCCTATTAAATTGTTCTCGATACCTTTTAATAGTTTGTAATGAAGCTCCCATTTTTTCTGCTATCTCTTGATCGAATAAAAAGTCTTTAAATAATGATTCCATCTTTTCTAAATTCTCCATAGTTGGATTAAATCGTTCTTTCATTATTTACCTACTCTCCGGTAGAGCCGAATCCTCCTGCTCCTCTTTCTGTCTCTCCTAAATCTTCTAATTCTTCTACTACTTCCCATTCTTCTACAACCGCATAAGAGTTAAGAACCATTTGTGCAATCCTGTCTCCAATATTAATTGTATAAGGTTCATTACTTAAATTTACTAAAGGTACTCCAAGTTCACCTCTATAATCACAATCAAGTGTACCAACACAATTAATTAAAGTGATACCATATTTAATTGCCAATCCACTTCTAGGTCTAATTTGCATTTCGATACCAAAAGGTAATTCAACATAGAGCCCAGTTGAAATAATTGCTCTTTCCATTGGTTGTAAAGTAATATTCATAGTTGAATATAAATCTGCTCCAGAACTTCCTACAGTTTTATAGCGAGGTAATTTAGAATTTTTATCTTTCATATATACTTTTACTTTAACTCTATCCATAGATTACTCCTCTCCATTGAATATTTTCTTTAATTTAACGATATAAAAATCATCATAGACTTCGCCTTTCTTAGTTTTAGTTTTATGTTGACTAGTATAATCTTTTAATTCATATTGATCTTCATATTGGTTATCTTTTGCTGATTGGATTAAAGCTTCTGCTTCAGGTTCACTTTCGCATCTGTAAGTTTCTAATACTTCTTTTAAAATTCCCATTCTTTCCATTTGTATCTCCTTTTTTCTCTAGTAAGTTTTTATTTCAATTCTTGATTCTGAATAAACAGAATTCATAAATTCTTTATTAAGTCGTTCTATTGATCTTACAAAAATTTGAATCTTTTTATTTTTATCTTTTTTTAATTCTTTTTCAATAAATTCTTTAACTGCTGAATCATTATTATGAACTGTTTCAGTATAAGGTTCTGGTTTATTATCTTCTTTTATAAATAGAACTACATCACGTGCAAAATTTGTTGAATTATTATAATAAATAATCATTATATACCTTCTTTCACATCTACGGTAAAGAAATCTGCAGATACAAGGCTATAGCAAATCCCTCCTATCCAAAAATCTACTTTATTCTCGTCATCAAAAGAAGTATCTATTAATTGAATTTTTCCTACATACTTTTCTAAAAATTTGAATACATCACTTGATTTTTCTAAATTAAGAAATAAAGTAATATAAAATGAATCTGATTCTCTATCATAAGGTTTTAAAATAAGGAATCTGTCAGATTCATATTTAGATAAAAATTCTTTATCAATTATTTTGATTCTTTTTAATTTATCTTCAACAGAGATTTCATCAGGTAAGTTAGCTTCAATTAAATTATTAACTGTAAATCTTTCGTCATTATTCATTGTCTTTACCTTTCTCTTCTTCAAGTTTTTTAGCTCTTTCTGCCTTTTCTGCTTTTTCTTTTTCTCTTTCTTCTTGTCTGCGCTTAATTCTTAATTCCTTACTTATTTTCTTTAGAGCAGACTCTGCAAGTAAGAAAGTTCTATAAACTGCACCATTCTTTTGTATCGCTCCAATTAAAAATTGATCAAATGAAACTGGAGTATAAATTAGTTCATAAAGATCATTATCATAAATTCTTTCATCTTCTGCATAAGCAATAATTTGAATCTTACTTTCTTTATCTCTAGTGATATTAATTCGATCAATTGCCGCAATAATCATAGCTGTTGTAGTATCTGCATTATGAATATCTAAAAGTATATAATCTGCTAATGCTATTGAAAGCATTAATCTATCTAATATTTCTTCACAATGTTTTAATTCTACTGTGTAATAAAAATCGCTTATCTCATGAAGACTTTGGAAATTTATGTGTCTCATTCTGTTATTTTCTTTCAAATCTTTTAACTCTTTTCTTCTCATTTCTTTATTCGTTCTGCCATAAAAAGGACTAGCAATTAAACAAAGTTTGTCTTCCATACAATTCTCTCCTTTATTCTCATATTTTCCTTATATATATATTATAACATTTTTTTTTCAAAAAGTCAAGTAATTCAGTTAAAAAAGAGAGAATTTATCTCTCTTTATTTTATTGGACATGCACCAGTATCACACGAACTACCAATGATTTCAAAATCTTCTCCTGTTTCGTATTTTGCGATTAGATGAGGTTTAAAATCTGACATTTCTTTTTTCATCTTTAAGTATGTTTCTTCATCTATTTCCTCGTAAGGTAATAATTCGAATGCATTATCATCTAATGATAAGAACGAAATTGCTACAATGTCATCCCAATTGTTTCATACCCATTGTTCTACTTCTTCCCATTCATGATTTCTAACATGAACAGTAATTGAAGCATTATGATCTACATAATGTGTCATGAACATTTTGTATACTTCTAATTGTTCAATCGCGCTAACATCCATTTTTGTTTTTCCTTTTGGTGCTTTAACCGGAAATTCAACTACGTATGTTTTAACATTTGGTTCTGATTGTCCTACTTCTGGAACCATATTCCAACCTAAATCTCTTACAACTTTAGCCATTGGATCATTAGCACTAATTCTAACTCTTCTAATATAGTAAGGAGAATGTGCAAAATGTAACCCACTTGATACTGTAGGTAATTGTGATAATGTACCTTCTGGTTTTACAGTTGTTGCTAATATAGGTTCATTTCCTCCCATTACTTGTGCTATATCTTTTGCAGTCTTTTTAACTATTTTTTTCATATGAGCGAGTAATATCGCTTGTTTATCTTTATTTAATCCTGATAAATTAACCATGTCTTGATATCCTGTCATAGATACACCAATTAATCTATCTCGTTTATTAACGCTATTCCATCTTGGAAGTTCCATTTCTATATTCGTCATTCTATATGCTGCTCTAGTTAATAATTCTAATGCACGGTCCATTCCTTTTCGATCTATGCTACCATCTTCATTAACAAACATTCTGATAACAAGAGTAACTAAATTACACATTCCTTTATTATCTAATAGTATTTCAGCGCACGGATTGAGTCCTACAAAATTATCTCTTCGTTTTTTAGCAGCTTCTTCATTTGAGAGTCCTGGTTCTCCTGTATATCTCATTTGTTGTATGTGCCAATGTAGCTGTTCTCTTTTAGGCTTATTTTTATAAATGATTGTATTGTTACTCATTTGTCTATGGATGATTTCTTTATCAACTATCCATTGACCATCAATTTGTTTATATATATTGTTTTTAGCAGTCAATATATCTTGGTCATCATAATCAAATAGAATCATTTCGCTAGTTCTTCTAACTCCACCACTTACTACATTTTCTCCTATAATATTTGCTATATCCATGAGTTCATAAGTTTCTAAATATCTAATTGGATCAATTCCATTTTTTAGAACTTTATCTATTTTTTCATACATATTCGTCAATGCAGTATGACCGCTTGCGTATCCACCGAAAGTTTTTAATCTTTCTCCTTTTGGTCGGACACTATCATAATCGAATATAATTGTTTCAACAACTTTAAAATCATTTGCTGTTAAAATTTCAAAAAAGTATCTAATACTTCTTGCTCAACCTTTTTTACTATCTCCAACTATAATTTTAACTACTGTATTATCATTATTAAATTTTAAAGTAGTATGTTCATCACGCTCGCTTCTAATTTTTTTTGGATTATAATTTTTATTAATAATCTCAACATCTGTTCTGATTAAAGGTAGCATATCTTTTTGTTCTTTTGTAATCTTTAATCCCATTCCTGAACCAAGCATTAACAAATAAAATAATTCATAAAAACATTCATAATCATTAACACTATCAAAAGCACAATTAAAATTACTTTGTGGACTAATTTCCGCAACTGGAGTTCCACCTATCCAGAATGTACGTCCTGATAAGAAACCTTTTAAATTATATATTAAATCGAATAATTCTTCTGCTTCACGCTTGCTACAATTACCAAGTGAACAATTATAATCTACCGCTCTCGCTACAGTTTCCCACCAACGTTCTCTTCTTTTCTCTCCTGGTAAATATCTAGAATATGTTCTGTAATAAACAAAGCTACCTATTTGATGCTCAAATGGGTCTGGTAAATGTTTATATTTACTTATAAAATCTTCACTTAAAAATTGATATATTCTTTTAATTCTATTTTTCTTTTCATTCTTATAATTAATGTAATCACTAGCAACTTCAAAAAAACCTTGCTCCATTAAAGAAATTTGTACAAATTTTTGAATTTCTTCGACGTGTACTTCATCTTTTGTAATCTTATCTATAATTCCTGCTGAAATTAATTTAATTTCACTTAATTTTAGCAACGTATCAGATTCTTTAGCCGCACTTTTAATATTTCTTTCTATGACAGAAATATCGAAAGGGACTTTTTTACCATTTCTTTTTATAACTATTGCCATATGTTCTCTCCTAATCGATTGCTTTAAAGAATTCTATTTCTTCTCCATCTGCTAGCCCTTCCTTTAATGCTACTAAAGTTTCTTCTAAATTCTCTATCTCATAGATTTCATCTGGTTCACTTTCTATAGAGAATGCAAATTTAACATCTTCATTTCTAACAATAAAAAGCATCATTTCATATACATCTATTTCTTTCCAACCGCATATTTTTAAATCGAATCTATCATACAAGATATCTTGTAATCCTATGCCTTCAAGATAATTATTATAATTATATGGTTCTTCTGCGAATCCTAAATTTCCTGTTGGTTCCATAACTACTAAGTCTATAACTTTACCATTCATATTATAAGATGTTTGAATTTCATTTCCATTTAAAGTTATTTCTAAAACTTTACTTTTATTTTCCAAATTATTTAAATATTCAATTAATTCTAAGAGATTAAATCTTTTATCTTCATACAATACCATTTGTATACCTCCTTTTATTATATACTATATTTTGTGCCCTTAAATAATTATAGCATATTTTTGAATAAAGCGGAATATGAGGAGTCTATGACTCCCCATTATTTCTTTCCCAAATGAGAGAAATGCTTCCATCTTCATGTATATCTGTAATTTTATAAATAGTATGACGACCACTATTTTTATAAGTTTTAGCAACGAATTGGGTCTCTCTTCTAAAACCAGTAATTAATAATTTGTTTCCACGCTTAAACCAAGAACGTTCAACAATTTTCTTTTTGTTTGAACCAGGTATTCTTTCTGATATTTGTTTATCGAAAGCAGCGAATTGGTCTCTATACATTTTTACTACTGCAATTCCGTTAGTAGTTAATATAGTTACAGTATGTCTTTGTTTATCTTTATCTAATACTGTACCTGCTATAGTATCTAATTTATATATAGGTCTATCAATTCCTTTTATTCTATAATATCTGACAATTGTTGGTTCTGTAGGTAAGTTATTGAACTCTATAACACCATATGATTCATTATCCATACCAATTAATTCATGTTCATGATGGTAGTAGCAAATAGATTCCATTTCCCAATGAGAGATTGTTCCACTTGCATATTTTTCTCATAGCTCATTGAATAAAGAATTATTATAATCTATTAACATTTGATTATGATTTTTTTTAATGAATGCTTTGATTGGAGCCATTATAGGTTGATATACTTTATCCCATAGTTTCTTTGAGACGTATAGCGCTCCTTCTATCTCTTCTACGAATGCTTCGGGGAATTCAAAAATATTATAGTATCCTTCTTTAATAGTATCATCAAATAAGTAATACTCAACTTTATTTTCTCCTATTAAATATTTATTTCCTCTTCTTCTTAAATATTTATTAAATTTAAAAACTCTTTTTTCCTTAGCAAATTCATCTGGAATAAATCCACCATCTATTAATGCATTCGCATTTTGCATAGTTAACTTTAATTTTGGTGCGCTTGCATATCGTAAATAATCTTCTAGAATCTCTTCTCTAGGTTTTTGTTCTAGTTCATCAAATGATCCACCTTTAATTAGTGAAATGATTTGTGTTTTATTAACTTTTACTTTGTCATAAAAATCTCACATAGATTCATAAGGTCTATTTTCAATAATTTCAGCAACTAAATCTTGACCAATTCCATTCATACTTTTTAATCCAAATAAAATAGAATCAGTTTCTGCATCAGGACTAAAATCGAAATTGGCTCTATTAATGTCAGGATAAACAAGCACAATACCATTCTCTTTCATTTTACTGATCGCGGAAGCAATAGCACCATAATCTGTAGGTTTAGGTTTTAAAGCTTCAGAATCTTCTAAAGAACCGGCATTAACAGATAAGCAAGCAGTATTCCAATAAACTGCAGGATATAAGAATGCAAGATTCAATTGCGCTACTGCAATTACTGTATAAGGTAAAGTATGATTTTTAGAGAATGAATAACCTGCTTGAGGTAGAATACATTCTTTTCATATATACTTCAATAAATTTATAGATGTTCCTAATTCCAAACCTTTCTCTTTAAATAACTCTTTAACTTTATCCATTAAAACTTTTTTCTTCTTAGCCACTGCTTTTCTTAATTTATTCGCTTGTACAACATTGAATCCAGATATTCTTTTATCCATTACTATTTCCATAATAACTTCTTGAGTATCTGCTACTCCATAGTTTTCTCCTAAATGCTCTAACATTATTTTCATTTCATCTTTAGTTAATCCATAACTATCCATTACTCTATACCAAAGATTAATATCAGCTTTAAATCGCACATATTTATCTATAGGTTGTTCTTTTCCTTGCTCTGCCATTAATCTCATTAAGTTATTACCGATTGCGCCCTCTTTAAGAGAGAAAGGTCTAATCTTCATAGCCGCTTGTAGTCCAACAGAAGTACAGTATTGGAATAAATCTAATACTTTATTTTCGTGCATTAGTTTCCACATTTCTCTATTATCATAAATTAACTTGTCAGGATGTAGATAGAATTCATATGTTTCTTTTAAAGAATTCTTCCATTCAATATATCCATCTTGAGATAGTAATTCTAAAGTAACTCTTATTTTATCCATAGCTTTAACTGTAAGGAAATCATATTTTAATCCACCTAAATAATCGCTATCTGCCATATTGAATTGTGTAACTGGTAATCCACTTGGAGCTCTCATCATTGCATTCCAATCAGTAAAATCAGAAGAGAAGATATAAACTCCACTTGCATGACTAGAACGTTTATTAATAAGTCCTTCGATTCCAAGCGCAACTTCTTTAAGTCTTGGATATCTTTCTACTTCTTTAATTATTTTTTCTAATGGTTTCCTTTCTTTTTCTTCGTCACCAAAGAAGCATTCTTTAAGAGACCAGTTGAAACCTCTTTCAACAGGAATTAAACTAGAAAGATATTCTGCTGTATCAATATCAATTTTTAATCCTCTACATGCAGTAAGCATTGCAGATTTTGATTTCTCAGTACCAAAAGTAGCGATATTAAGAATCTTTTTGTAACCAAGTTTTTCCTTAATAATTCTAAGTATTCTTGACCTCTTGGAAGCTTCAGTATCAAAATCGATATCAGGAATCTCTGGTCTCTCAGCTGATAAATGTCTCCAATGTGGTAATTCATGTTTTATAGAATCAATTTGAGTAATATCCATTAAATATGCAGTTAAGAATCCGTTTACAGAACCACGTCCTGGACCAACTAAACTATTACCACCATCGTCTGCCCATACCAAATTCATAATGTATTCCATTGTATTATAATACTGACTTAAGTTTTCATCCATGTTAATACCTGCACCGATAATTTCTCCTATTTCTGTATCTATTCTTTTTAAATATGAATCACTCCATAAATCTTTTTCATATAATCCATAAAGATTTCTAATTCCAAAATACATTTCTTGTTCATCTTTAGAATTTACATATGCTTCTATATTAGAATAATTATCTACTGCATAAATTATTGATTCTCGAAATTTTTTATCTTGAAGCATTTTATTCTCTATTTCATTCAATTTTAATTTTTCACGTATATTTATACTAGGTACTACTTGTTTATGGAATAAATCATAGTTCTCGCACATATCAGAAATCTTGATAGTATTATTAATTATATCTTCTATTTGATCATCTTCTAATGAAAATTGTAAGTATTCTATTATTTCATCTACATCCATCATATAAGTAGTAGAATAGAAATCATCTACTTCTCTATCTCCTTGTTTAGAATTTAAATACGCTTTATGGACTTCTCTATCTTCTTTAGTTAGATAATGAGAATCTGTAGTTACAATAACTTTTACTCCATAAGCATTAGCGATTTGATATGCCAATTTATTAAAAATATTTTGGTCATCTTGCGCAGATGGTTGAACTTCAACAAAGAAGTCTTCTTTTCCGAACACTTCAATACAGAAAGTCATAAAATTATCTATCCATTGTTTAGATTCTAAGCTTCCTTCACTTCTATAATAGTTTAGAATGGCTTGTGGAAATTCTCCTCCTAAACAAGCAGTCGATCCTATTATATCGCCTTTATATTTTTTCATAATTTCAACTAAATGAGCTTTTTCAGTTGGTACTCTTGTCATTGGTCCTCTTGTAACAAAAGAATTTATCCAAGCTTCACTAGAAAGAAGTCTTAATGCTTCATGACCTCTTTTATTTTTTGCTAATAGAATAAAGTGATAAAACATTGCTTTACCGCCATCTTCATATAATTGTTTCATTGCATCTACATTATCTATTAGGTATATTTCATTTCCTAAAATTAATTTAAATTCTCTATCTAATTCCATTTCTTTTAAATGTTCGATTGCTTGGACATGTGCTGATAAGACTTCATGGTCTGTAATCGCTACTCCGTTGCTTCCTAACCCATATGCTCTATCCATTAAATTAGAAACTTTATTAATACTATCTAGTAATCTTATATTTGAATATTCTGTATGATTATGTAGGAAGGGCAATTGATTTTTATTTTTCATATTTTCTCCTTTATCGTTTTATTAATTATATCAAATTTTTAATTATAATACAACCGATTTTGTTTCAAAAATACGTCTTTCTGTTTTTTTGATTTTATTTTTCATAGCAGTTGTTGCTAATTTGTCTGCGCGTTCGTTTCCTAAAATACCTGAATGACCTTTAACTTTTACAAATTCTACTTTATCAAAAAAAGTAACTAAAGCATCTAATATTATTCATAAATCTTTATTTTTAACTTCTTCTTTTTTAGAATTTTTTCAACCATTTCTTTTTCAGTTATTTATCCATTTTTTATTATACGCATTAGCTACATAAGAAGAATCTGTATAAATAATAACTCTTGTTTCTATCATTTGCGTTCATGTAGAAATTTCTTCTAATGCTTTTATTACTGCGGTTAATTCCATTCTATTATTTGTTGTTTTTTCTGAGTATCCCATGTGACCCATATTACCGATACAATATCCTCAACCGCCTTCTCAAGTTCCATTCTGTGAACAAGCACCGTCTGTATAAATTTCTATTAAATTTGTCATTTTAATCCTCCATTACAATTATCACATTTTGTGTTGCTCTTGTTATAGCAGTATATAATTGTCTTAAATAAGTTTTTCTATCTATTTTTTCATCCATTATAATTATATTAGGGAATTCGCTACCTTGAGCTTTATGAACTGTTATAGCATATCCATAATCGAAATGATTAATTCCTTGTCTATCATGTTTAAATCCTTTATCATTAAAAGGATTCGCACTAACTCTTAATTCAGAATACGTATCTGATAAATTATGAGTTGGAGCAAAGTATAAATCAAATAAATTGTCAAATCCTACCATTGCGCTATTATTAGCGTAACCTATCATTCCATTAATTAATGGAATATCTTCTAATCTACTTCCTATTTGCCAATCATTTTTTAGACAAACCATTTTATCGCCTTTTATTGGTAATAAACTTTCTCTTCCTAAAATTTCTTCTCTAAAATATTTATTTATTCTTTGTCTAGTATTATTTCTTCCACAAATTATTTGATCAGCCGCTTGCATTGATTCAACTCTTAAAATACTTTTTTTAATTATTGCAACATTACTTCCTTTATGGAGTGTTAATCTTTCTCCATTTCTCACTCTCATGCTTAAATCAATAATTTCATTATCTTTTGCTTGTCTATGAATTTCATCTAAGAATACATGAGGATTATCTAAAATTCCATTATCACTTCCATCTACTGGTGGTAATTGGAATGGGTCTCCTAATGCAACTACTGGTATTTTATAAGATGCTAAGTCTGCTAAAAGGTGTAGTGGAACCATTGATATTTCATCAACAATAATTAATTTTATATGTTCACTAAGTCTTATTTTTTTAACAAATTCAATTTGATCTAGTCTTCTATTTCTATTTCTTTTTTTATTTTTACTTTTTTTAACTTCATAAATTAATCTATGAATGGTAGTAGCAGGCAAGCCCTTGCTCCTAAGAACAAGACTTGCTCTACCTGTATATGAAACGAATACAGTATTTTTCATAAGATTCATTTCTTCAATAATATATCTAATTAAAGTAGTTTTTCCAGTTCCCGCATATCCAGCTATAGTACTAATGCGTTCGTGCTGTTCTAAACGTTTTATAACTTTATACATACCATTCTTTTGTTGAAGTGTCAATAGTATATCATCCATTATTAGCGTCCTCCTATTTTACTTCTTTTTCGTATCCATAAGCCTTAGTTAAAGCTTCATTTAAAGTTTTTCCATAAAAAGTTCCTAGATTCGTTACAACTTTACAAATTCCTTTTCCTACAGAATAGTATATTAAACTTTCTGCCAATATATCAAGTAATATAAGTTCTCTATTAGTTAATTCTTTCATAATATTTCTCCTTAAAATAGGTCTCTCGCATTTAGAGTGCTCTTTTCATAATCTTCAATAAAAATTTGGTAACTTATTTCGCCATTCCATTCATTTTCATTCGCTCTGCCAATAATATCTATAAATTTCATTTCTCTTATTTTTTCAACTTCTTCAATTGTAGAAGAGAACATAACAAAGTTAATATCTCCTACCATAATTTTTATACTTGGTTTCTCAGGGTTCTTGCCCATTACAATTAAACTATCTTTAGTGATAGGAACACTTTTAATAAGAATAAAAGGTTCTTCAAATCCTTTAGCATAATGATTTTTAAATACTGTAATTTCTGCTAATAAATTAGAATTGATTTCTCTTGCAGAATATTTTAAATCAATTTTATAAGCTTTACTAAATTCATATTCTTTTAAATCTTCATTAGATTGGTCGATGAAAGCTTGTAGATTCTCATCTTTAATTGCCGCACCAAAAGCTGATTGGTGACCTTCTGCAAAAATAAATAATCCAGTACTATTAAGGTAATCTTTAAAATTTTTAAAATCTGATTGATTAATACCTCTTCCACTACCTGACCATTCTTTTGTTTTTGAATCCTTTGCTAATACTAAAGTTGGCTTTTTAAAAGCCGCCGCTAGTTGCATAGCAATTAAACCTCTTAATGGAGAAGGAATTCCAAAAGCATTACCAATAATGATTTTATTCTTGTCCATTCCTTTTCTTGTAATTTTTAAATGTAACTTAACTAATCCTTCATCTCTATCTCTATCTTGTTTTCTTTTTACTGTTCCACAAATTTTTACCGCGGCATCTGCTAATGTTATCGTTCCACCAAAACCGCCGTTAGGACCGTCTTCTATTTCGTCTCCTCTAATCATTGCATTAAACATTGCTAATTTCTCCTCTTGGCTACCTGTTCTAACCATAGCATTAATTAATGGTGCGATATAGAAAGAAATTTTCATAGGAGATAAGTCTCCCGCTAATTTAAAGTTATTTCCTTTAATAATCGCTTTAAGAAAAGGATTATTTATATTCTTCATACCTTTCTGGATATAGTACATTGTTTCTAGATTTATAACATCCATCATATCTGCAACCATTCCAACTGCTACTAAATCTAAAAAGAAAGGTGCTATCGGACCAGCATTAACTCTATAGTCTTCTTCTACCATAGGAATTATATCTTCAAGAGCTTGGAATACTTTATATACTACTCCAACTCCACTTAAACTTTTATTAGGATAATCGAATTGATTATTAACAACTATTGCATCTTTACTAAGATGAGAAGTCTCATGGTGATCAATAACGATTACTGTTTTACCTAAATCTTTTAATTCTTTATGTTCCTTAAACTGATTAGATCCTGCATCAGGAATTAAAACTAAAGTGCAGTCTTCAGGTACATCACTTACAATAACACCATGTTCTTTTTCTTTATGGATGTTAATAACTATATTTTCTTCTTTTACTCCAAAGTGCACTAACATCATCCAACTTACTGCCGCACTTGTATAACCATCTGCATCTGAGTCAACTTGTAAGAATATCTTTTCATTATCTTTGATAGCTTCAATGATTCTCTCTGCACATAGTTCAATATTTGGTAATAATTTATAACTAAGTTCTCCTTTATATGTTGGATTCAACATATCTTCCATTATTTCAAATGGGATATTCCTATTTTCAAAAACAGTTTGTAATGGTTTCATAAAATTTGCTTTATCATTTATTATTTCATATAACATTTATTTTCCTCTTTCTTTAGCTTCTTTAACCAATTTTGAAAAAACAGCTTCGCCTTTATCTGTAGGACTGTCTTTAAAATCTAGTATTTTACCTCTATCCTCTACAATAAAAACATTAAAGAAATTTTCTAATTTTTCTATCATTCCTTGTATCTTTAAAGTATATTCTGTTAAGTATTTATCATCTTCATATTCTTCATAATCTCTATCTAGTGCTAGATATATATCTTCAACACCTAAATCTAATAGGATATTAATATGTTCTTCAAATAAATTACTTCCACCTAATCCTAAACCTATATTTTGATCGGGATAGAATGTTTCTAGTTGAAGCACAGATTTTTCTGCTTCAAAGAGTATTGCTTTTTTTAACTTCCTTATCATATCTTGATTTTGATATAATCCATACATTACTGCACTCATTGGAAATGTTAAGTATTGTCCTCTATGTTTCATTGGTAAATATTTTACTTTATTTAATAAATCTATTTCTCTTAGAGTTCTACCTCTAACTCCAACTAAGTTTCCTTTTATATCAAAGAAAGGAATCGTAATTCTTTCAGTTGGGATATGCAATCCAATTTGAAACTTCTCCATAGTTTTAATAGAGATTCCTTCTTGTATCCATCCACTATAATACAAAGATCTATAAACTTTTAAAATCATTTTAGAGTAATGCACAAGTTCCTGCTTTTCTGGAGTTTGCTCTTTCTTTAATATCTTTAATTGCTTATTTATAAATTCCCAATCTTCTCTTAAAGTATCTTCGCCATCTACTAAAAAGTTATCATCAGAGAAATCAAAAGCCTTACCTAATTTATCTACTACGTAATTAACAGCATCATCTAAACTATACTCGCAACCTTTTTGTATGTACATTGCTTTGCAAATGAGTTCAAATATATCAAAATAATCTCCACAACCAGTATAACATTTGAACAATTTAGTATTATCATAATAATATAATTTAAAACTAATTTTAGGATTTGGTCTATTATGACAAATTGTTTGAAATTTTGGATTACCATGTTTATCAGGATAAGGAGGTGCACTACCAAGTCCAATCATTAATTCAGTTATTTCTTCAACTGTTAGATTTTGTTTTATAAAATCTTTATCTATATACACTAATGCACCCCTCCTTTCTTTTAGAAGTCGTCAGCAGAAGCTTCTTCACTTACATCAAATGCTTTAAGTTTAGGTACTTTTATTTTGAAATTCTCAATAGGAATTGAACGAGTATCTGTTACTAATACATCATGGATTCTACAAGTTCCTAAATCTACAACAGACCAGATTTTAACTGATTTATATTTACTTCCTCTATTTTTATATATTGTAGTAACCATATTAGGTTTAATTATATCAAATTGTGTAACAAATATATCTGCAAAATCTTCTTCTTCTTCATTTAATGGTAAAGAAATTGCGCCCATATCTAATTTATCTCCCATTGCTTTCGCACCTCTAAGCACATTAACACTTTGTACTTTTCTATCTTCCCAAGTACCATTAAGTTGACTTGCAGTTTCTATATAAATACATAATTCATTTGCTAAATCTTTTAACATTACAGTAAATAGGAATAAGATTGTATCTTCTCTTAATTTAATTCCTGATTTAGATGCTGATTCAAAAAGTAGTTTTGGAGTAGAATGTATATAATCAAAGAATATATATTCTAATTTCTTTTTATCTCCTTTGCCATCATACATTGAATGAAGTTTTCTTATCATCATTTCTATATCGTCAGAATCGAAATTTGAAATGTATCCTATTTCAAGACTACTCTCATCCATTATTTCTGCCGCTCTAGCCAATAATTCATCTTGAAAATCATTTGTTGTTCCATCTTTAATATCATCTTCATTAATACCAGTAATCCATGCCAGTACCATTGTTTGGATTTCTTCTAATTCCATTTCAGTTGTAATAAATCCTGCACCAACTGTATTCTCATTCTTCATCCATTTACCAAGTTTATGATCATACCATTCTTTAATAGATAAATTACAAGCATTACCAACAGCAAGTCTAGTTTTACCAACTCCTGATGCAGCACTTCTCATGTACAATTTTCGTAATCTTGCACCACGAACAGCACTATTATACATAGCTCCTTGAAGAGGTAATCCTATATCAGGACTTTCTTTTAATCTCTTTAATAGCGCACTAACGCCTTTTGAGATTGAATTTATTTCATAGCTATTATTTATTTGAAATTCTGTCTTCGCATCAATAACTATTTTATCTAAGCGTTCTGTTAATTCTCTTAATGTTAAAGAATCAAATTCTTCTTGTCTTTTTTTATTAGTTTCTAATCCATTTATTCCTAAAAATAGCGAACTATTTGTCATTCCTAATGATTTCAAATACTCAATGAACGCATATTTTTTTATTCTTTCATAATAATAATTAAAGTTCTTTTCTTCTTTTTTTGCAAGTTGCATTGCACTATTAATATAAGGAACTCCATCTTTACCATTAAATATATCGTATTGCTCTTGGTATTTAGATAAAAAGTTATCTATTGTTATCCCATCTATTGTATCAATTCCACTTACATGTAAATTATTAATAGCAGAGAATATAATCCCATAGAATCTATTCCCAAAGTCTTCTTCTCTAAAAGAAAATTTCTTGTCATTTAGAATATTTGGATTATTTGCTAGTCCACCTAGCACTTGTAATATTGCTCGTTTGTCTAATAACATTATAATTCTCCTATATTAATTAATTTTCCTTTTGTTCTTTTACGTTCTTTTCCTATTATTACTGTTAATTCAACAGTTTCATAATTTAATGATTTCGATTCCTGTATTTCCATTTTTCTTATGTAAAGGTCTTTAGCCTTATTATAGAAACGAGGAACTAATGCGACTCCACCATTTGCTTTTTCTTTATTCATTTTTTCTATTCGATACATATAATCTAAAGTTAATTCAATACCTTTAAAAGTAAAGTTATATTCCTCTATCATTTCATTAATTTGTTTTTTTATATATGGCATTACATATTCATATCCAAACAACTTGCACATATAAGTATATAAACTTTCTCTGTCTGAACTTATATTTGAGACACTCTCATAGCATTCTTTATGGAAGTATCGTTTCTTCTTTTCGTCAAATATATATTCAGTTTCTTCTCGTATGAACCACTCATTACAACCGGGACATTTTACTTTTCTTGACAAATTGTACTCCCTTCAATTTAAAATAAGAGGTATTTTATTTAAACACCTCTTACTATACTATAATTTTTTTACATCTTCTGTTACTAAGTGAATAACATCAGCTTGTTTACAATTTTTAATATTTCTTTCCATTCCAATATGACATTCAATTATTGCCGCGATATCTTCTTGGTCTATTCCCGCATCTAATTTTTCATTAGCTACTTGGTAGAATATTTCAAGTTCTTCTTCTAGGTCATATTCATCTTGGTCTAAAATATAATGGTTTTCTTTTTCTTCTATTAAAGTAGCACCATTATCTCCTAATTTTTTAATAGCATTTTCTATATCTTCAACAAGATTCTCATAAGAAAATTCTATATAATCAGAAGTATATTTAAATCTTGAACCGGCTTCAAAACGAGTAGTTCCTCTCATAAATAAGAAAGTTTTTTCTTCGCCAGTATCTAAATCTTTTGCAACTCTTGCATATCCAACAATGTCACTCATTCTATTTATAACTTTTCTTCCTCTTTTTTCAAGAGTAGGAATAATTCTATTATATTCTTCCCCATTTTGATCTTCCATTGTTTTATCTTGTGCATGTGAAATAAATATTAATCCATATCCCAATTGAACAATTTTTCTCATACATTTATCGAATTCTTTCTCAACCATTCCATAACCTGCACCATAACCAATATCGCCATATCCTTGAACTCCTTCTCTATTAAAGATAAATTGCTCAGCGAATAAGAAAGCTAAGTCTGCTGTATCTATTATAACATATTTATACATTGCTTTTGCTTCATCTGATTCTAATTGTAATAAAAGTTCTTTAAATTCTGTCCATTTATTTAAGTCTTGCGCTTTAATACCTGGGATAGCATTATATCCTTTTTCAAAAGCTAATAATAAAGGCTTATTAAACTGACAAGATATAGTTGTTTTTCCTGTTTTAATATCTCCATAAAAAGTTACTATATAACCTGCTAAATTAATAGAGACTTGATGTGGTTGTATATCTAAAATATTTATCATCTATTTCCCCTTTCCTTAACGACAAGCATGGTGCCCATTCTTAGAATGGGAACCCAGCTTTCTTATTAGTATTAGGAGTAGCATTATCTGATTTAGGTGCTGCTTTTTGAGCTCCACCTTTCATTTTTGCTTCTTTTTTAGCTTTCTTTTCAGCAAGCATTTTATTTCTATTTTGAACAGCTTCTTGTGCATCTTCTTGAGAGAATGCATTTTCATCATATGGAGGAGTTCCTGAAGTAACAACAAATTCTTTTGTTACTTTATCGTATTCTTTAGTGATATCTTCTCCAAAAGCAGATTCAATTGTTTTACTTGTTTTTTCAGCAATATATCTAATGTCTCCAAAAACTTTAACTGTACGACCAGGTTGGTAGTAAGTTCTAATGTATTGGATTGCCTTTGGTTTTTCAATAACAAATTTAACAGGAGTCGCGTTACCTGCATAGTTAATTCCTACGATTTCAACAATTAATCTTCCAGTTTCTCTATCATCTTTAATTTCATCAAAAGCATTTCTTACAATACCTTCATACTCAAAAGTTGCTTTTGGTTTGTAATTTTTTGTAACTTTTTTAATAAAATTACTTTTAAGTTCTGGATAAGTTATAAGTTCCATTTCATCAGTATAGAAATCATTAACAAAAATTTCTCCACCTGAGATAGTAATTTTAGTTCCTACACCATTCTCTGCTACAGAAAGTAATCCTGAGCCATCAGGCTTAATTCTAATTACTTGTAAAGACTTATAGATTTTATTTAATCCACCATCATTTTTTAATTCTTTAGCAAAGAAATTAACAGGAATACTATCTATGTGTTCTGTTTCTTTACCTTCATCTATTGTTACTTCTATTACTAAGTCACCACTAATGAATTTTCCTAATATATCATTTTCTAAAGCTTCTAAATTATTTTCTATTAAAAGTCCTTCAATGTTTGTATTGTTTAATGTTTGTCTAGCCATTTTTTTCCTCCAGTTTTTTTATTTTTAATTTTTTTCCTTCTTCTGTTATTAAGTATTTATTACCATTATTTGAAGAAATTTTTATTACTAACCCATCGTTGATCAATTTTCTCATTGACCCCGCCACAGATTTACTAGTATATCCAATCTTCGCTGCAATTTCCCTAGCGGCAAGTGGGGTCGGATTCAATTTTAAAAATCCAAGTATTAATGTTCCATTCTCTGTAAGAGTAATGGTATCATTCTCCGCTTCAAATTTGTTGATTAATTTTTTGATATATTCGATATCATCGCTAGTCTCGAATTCAAAGCTATCCGTTATTTTTTTTAATATTTTTATTAGTTTTCTATCTATTTTCATAATCAGCTCCTTTCATTTTTTTTCCAACGTCTATCTATATTATATCAAATTTTCTCAAAAAAGTCAACCAATATAGTTACTTTCTTCGAACAAATGTTATAAAGCGTAAATCGAAATCCCTGTCTTCGTTTTTCTCCTGGACGTGAGAGTTTTGATCTATAAAATCTTCTGCTTTTATTTTAGGAAAAAAAACGTCTACTTCTTTATACTCTTTCATAAAAACAGTTAATTCTATTACATCTGCATATTGATAAAATTGTTTATAAATACTTCCTCCACCAATAATAAAGATGTCTTCAGTCTTAGCTAATTCTAATATAGTTTCGATATCACGAGCAATCATATCTGCACCTGTAAACATGCATTTGGCACGTGATATTATTATATTTTTTCTTCCTTTTAATCCTCTAGTTGGTAATTCACCTTCTTCTTCTAATCTCATTGGAAGAGATTGTCATGTTTTTCTGCCCATTACAACAGTTTTGCCCATTGTTATTTTTTTAAAATGAGCCATGTCCTCAGGAACCATTGCTAGAAGTTCTCCTTTATTGCCTAACCCCCAATTTTTATCTACTGCCGCGATCATTGTAATCATTATATCGCCAACTCAAATTTAGGTAGTTTCTTCATCGGTTTGTAATCAACCATTTCAAAATCATCTATTGTGAAATCATAGAAATTATCTGATTTTGGATTGAACACTAATATAGGATGAAGTTCTTTTTCATCTAATAGAGCTTCTTTTAATTCTATTTCAAAACCTCTATCTCTTAATATACGTGCGGCTTTAATATGTCTGTCATATATGTGAAGATTGTCTACAACATGTACAAATTTTCCTGGCTTTAAGCCAACTGCTTTTGCTATCATCATCATTAATGCAACGTATTGAATTTTATTTATATGACCTGCAACTAAATAATCATTTGAGCGTTGTGTTAATTTCATATCTAAATATCCATCTGCTCTTACCATCCAAGTAGTTGAATAGGCACATGGATGTAATCCTTTTGTTTCCTCTAAATCTGCATATTGATACATATTCATAATATGTCTACGTCCCATAGGAGATTCTTTTAATCCTTTAATTAACTTATCAATTAATCCATATTTCCTAATAGTCGCACCATATCTTTGACCTATTGTTCCGTCTCCAATATCTCATTCATCCCACCAACGAATATTATATTTTTCTTTTAATAAAGCCAAATCATTCGACTGGTCTTGATAAATCCAAAGAATCTCTTTAATTCCTGCTTTTCAAGCTACAGGTCTAAGAGTCGTGATTGGAAATTCGCCTTTTGAAATATCATACTCTTCTGTAACGAATGTAGTATAAATAGTATGTGCAGGAGATCCATCATGCCAAACAGGTCTAACTTCAAAATCTTCACTAGTGTATCCATTTTCTAATAAATGTATTATATTATCAATGAACATTTTATCTGTTTTTAACATAGAATTTTTAATCCTCCTTTAATGCAAAGAAAGAAGATTATTTTAAAAATCTTCTTTCTAATTTACATTTTATTATTACGCTTCGTCTGCAACTACAGCTAATCCTTCTTCAGAAAGTTTTAAAAACTTAATAGTTTTTTCTTTTCCTTCAATCTCAACAGTAGCTTCCTCTCTGTAAGCCCAACCTTTTTTAACGAAAGAGTTGAAAGAGCCTATAACTGATCTAGGTCCGATGTTTAAAGCTTTTGCAACATCATTATGAGTCATGTCTTCTCCGTTATTGTCTTGTAAAAATACTAAAATTTTCTTTGTGCTTTCTTTCATCATAGTGTTTGTTTCTCCTTTTTAATTTAATTTGTTTGTGAATAATCATTTATTTTTATGATTATTATTACTTATTATTTATTATATTAAAAGTAAATATTTATTTACTTCTTATATATATTATAACATTTATTTATTCAAAAGTCAATTATTTCAGTTAAATAATCTAACTATCTATATATTCTCATCTATATCCATAAGCAGTTTTTCGTTGACCGTTACATACCTTACATATATGACTAACTTTTTTTACATCTCCGAGTTGTCTTGCTGCTTCATTTACTGATTCATAAGTTTTTAATACTTTTAAAGTATTCTTATCTAATTTAGCTACTTTTCTTTTATGACCATCAATCTTAATATTATTCCCTTTTAAGATTCTTCTTATCATTTCTTTGCAAGTATTAAAATACTCAGCAGTATTATTAACATGTTTTAACTCTTTGTATTTTTTAATAACTTCTTTATCAGTATATGGAAAAGTTCTTGTGCCTTCTCCACCAAGCGTTGCATTATAGCCATTATTATAAGAATCATATTCTTTAATAAATTCAATTTCCATTAATTCTAATAGACCTTCTTCATACTCTCCAATTAATTCAACTGAAAAATTTTCAATTCCATACTTATTTATTGCTCTATATAGAGGTCTATGCTTATTATTTTCTCTTTTTGAGTTATAAATATGCTGTTTATATCTTTCTTTAATAGTTAGATATGTTTTTCCTATATAAATCTTGCCATTCATTTTATTTATAATTTTATATATTTTACCAATCATCTTTTTTATTCTCCTTATCACCTCTATATATTATATCATTTTTCTTAGAAAGGTAAACTATTTTAGTTAAATATTTTTGCAAGTGTGCAATCTTTAGGGTCTATATCATCTCTAAATCCTAGTAATCCAATTTTTGAGTTTAGATATAAATGTCTTAATTTATTTATATTAACTCCTGGTTCCATTGCTCCTATAACCATTGGCATACCAATAAATTTTTCTTGGTCATACTTAATTTTCCTAAGTAATTCCTCTGTTATTCCTGAAGATACAGTTCCTATATATTGTAATACTTCATTTTCATCATATGCACCAACTCGAATAGAGCCTATCCAATTCATATACGCTGCTTTCGTAATTGCATCCCCATAATTATCAAAATAACTCCAAGTTTCTAGTTCTTTACCTTCATAATAATAAGTTGGTTCACAAAATCCCATGCATACTACGTCTAAATCTGCTAGTTCTTTTTTAAATTTAATTGTATTCCAAGCCGGACGTTTATTAGGAACTATTAAACCAAGTTTACTTTTTAATACAATTCCTTCTTCTTCATTAGCAAATGCATCCGAATATACTTGTCCTAAATCTTTTGTATACGTTTCTGCAAATTCGATAAACATTTTATCTCTATCTGAAGCAAGCTCTTCAAATTGCATTTCTAATGCATGTAAAAGTACTAATCTTTCTTCAGTAGTTACTTTTAAAAGTGAATTGCCATTAAGCATAGATATGTCATGTATATAAAATCGCAACTTTGTGTTGTCATCATTTTGTTGACGCTTACAAGCTTTAGCTGGCAAGCAACCCATAATCTTCGTAACTTCATTAGAGCCTCCCTTGGCAGATATAATTTCTCCTATTAATATTGTATCATCTGATATATGCTTTTTTAATATTTCCGCAATATGTGGTACGTTAGATAATTTTTCAGATAATAATCCAGTTTTCTTTGATACGCTTTTACTAAAAAGATAACAATTTTTTTCATGTTTCTCGTATGAATAGTAATAACCATCTTTTTTAATTTGTGCAATATATTTTCCACCTGAAAGTATATCATCTTTCATATGTTTTTTATTTTTTGGTAAAGTCCAAACTTTCATTGGCATAATCATTATTGCTTCTGGATAAAGAGCATCTATTTGTTCCCTTGTAAAATCATTAATCTTAATTCCTTGTAACTCCATAGTACCTCCTTTATCTCAAAACGAAATATTTCATTATATATTCAACCACTTCAAAAGGCGTCATGCTTTCTGCTTTTATGACATTTTGCACTGGTATATTCTTTTCTATTTTCTTTAATACATTTTCTCTATCATCTTTTGCTCTTCTCATCCATTCTAACTCATTGAAATTAGAACGTTTAAGAGCTCTTTGTCTTCTTGTTTCTTCTGACACTTCTAAATAAATTGGGATAACTATATCTCCCAATTCTTTTTTTAGTTTATCGTATCCATCATAATCTACTATCGCTATATAATTCTTTTTCCCTAACTCTAAATCTTTAGTTGAGTATCCATAATACCAAATATCAGCTTCATTATTCTCATTTATAACATTATATGACCTTTCAATATTAAAACCTTTTTCAAATGCCAAGTCAAGATATTCTTGTCTAGTTAAAAAATAATAAGTCTCACCTTCAATTTCTCCATCTCTTTTAGGACGAGAAGTGAAGCTTTTTATCCTGTTAAAATTATAATGCTCTATTAACAGATCTTCGGTTAAATCTTTCCCCGCTCCACTAAATCCTATAATAGCAAATACTCTACCACGAGCAGTAAAATTATCATAAAACATGAATCTTGGATATTCAAAATCTATTCCCCTACTTCTTAAAATTATTGTTTTTTCTGTTTGCTTAACAATAAATCCATTTAAGACAGGTTCAGAATTGTGATTATTATAAAATTTTATATAACCATTCATATACTACTCCTTATTTTTTTCGTTTTTGTTTCCTTTCGGCTCTTCTTTTCTTTCTACAGTCTGAACATTTGCATCCTTTTCCATGTACTGCTATAGGTTCTACATGAACTTTTTTGACCTTCTCTGTTGTCTTTTTTTTTAAAGGATAAGTTCTGCATGCTACGCAATCACAATTTTCATTATCTTCATCATGTCCTGTTGTTATAGCAAGTATTCCTTTTTTATCTTCTATTTCTTTAGGTTCTTCTTTAGGTTCTTCTTTAGGTTCTTCAACTTTTTTTACTTTTTCTTGTGCTTTTTTTTGTACTTCTTTAATAGCTTTCATAATTTCTGTAACAGTATCTGTTTTTTTATCGCTATTAGGAGTAGTTCCTTTATCGTCAGGAGTAGTTGATGATTGTTTACTTGCTAATACTTCATTTGCTCTATATGTTTCTAAATCATATACCATATCAATAATTCCATTCTCAAATGCTTCATCATTGTCCATATAGTATTGAAAATCTTCTTTTCTAACTCTTTCCATTATATCTTCTGGTATTCTACATTCTTTTCTAGTAATTGCTACTAATTTTTCATACATTTTTAAATACATTTCAGAAAACTCACTCACTTGATTAGGAGAAGAATTTAAAATTCCCCATTTAGCAGAATGATATAAGAAAGTTGTATGAATATGTGCAACTCTTTTAGCTCCTCCTAGGAAGGCAAGCAAAGCCGCACTTCCCACTAAACCACTTGCTATTGTAATTACAGGCGTTTCACTATTCTTAATAATAGCATACAGAGACATTCCCGCGTGTAATGAACCTCCTCCAGAATTAATATGTAGACTAATAGGATGTGATTTATAACTTCTTGGTCCATTATTAACCATCTCTGTATCATATCTATTAATAGCATTAATTTTTTCTATTACTTGTCTTGCTGATTTTAAATTAATTTCTCCAAATAAGTAAATATCTCTTTCAAAGTTAAATTCCATAAGTAAACTCCAATCTTTACTGTGTATAGTTTGATTATGTATAAATTATACATTTTTTTTATATTCTTTATTATCTATATTATAACAAAAATAAGAAAAAAACACAAGGATAATAGTTGCTAATCTAAGTAATCTCTTGTATTCTTCTTATGTTTCCCTTTTCTGTTGTAATCACGTTTCGATTTATGCGCACCAGTGCCTGATTTTACGACATCTAAGTGTTTACCTAATTTTCCGGCGGAGTTTTTAACTAAATCTTTCCCAGAAAATACGCCGATTGTTATTTTTTTCTCCTTTTTCTTTCTATATTTTTTACTCATTTTTTTCATCACCTTTCATGGTAAATACGAGGACTAATCAAATCCTCGTATTTTTTTTATTTCTTCAAAGCTGATAGGAGTATAATTAATGTTCTCCACAGATACATTAAAATAATACTTTTCTATCATGTTGTTATCATGGATATGTCCATGAATGTTTAGATATGGTGTCCATCCTTTCGTATAAATCGGCTCATGAGATATTATAAAGAATTTTTTATAAAGGATAGGATATTTATATACTTCTTTAAATCCTAAATCTTTATAATAGGTTTGACTAGTTCGATCATGGTTTCCTAGTATAAGGATTTTTCTTCCTTTAAGTCTGTCTATTATAGCTTTAGTTTGTTTTTTTGTTCCAAAAGAAACATCTCCAACTACAAAGACCGTATCTGCTTTCTTTACTACTCTGTTCCAATTATCAATTATAGCTTCATTCATTTCATTAACATCTTTAAAAGGTCTATTACAAAACTTAATAATCCTTTCGTCATAAAAATGCATGTCTCCGATAAAAAATATTCTTGACATAATCCACCTACCATTTACTATATTTATCTGCATATCCTGATGCCGCATATGAATCTGGTTTAATTTTTACATCGCAACCCATAGCATTAAACATTCGATATACTTCTTCAATGAATTTTTTTGTTTTTCCATTGTGACCAATGTCTACATGTGGTACAAGTAAGAATGATGCATCTTTATATACATAGTCTATTGTAATTTCTAATACTTTTTCTGCAATATTTGATTCAAAAAATTTGTAAGATAACATTTGAGTTAATTGACATTCAGTCATAATTTTTTCTTTTAATTCAGAATAACGTCTTTTTTCTACTTGTACATATCTCCATCCCCAAGCACCTTGACCTACTCTGTGTAAATGTACAACACTTACAAATTTAGTAGCATTAGCTTTAGGTTTAACTTGTGAATCTGTTCCAACAGAAAGAACATATTTTGCATCTGGTCTTTCTCCTATTATTCTTAATATTTCTTGTTCCATTTCTGAGAAAGTTACTATTTCTCCAATTCCATTAATAAAAATTCTTCCTTCAAAATTTGACTCCCAATTCATAAAATTCCCCTCACTCCCGTTGTTCTCCTATCCTCTATATAATTTTAAATTACCTGTTATCTTATCTATTTCGTTATTAAATCCTGGTCCAATACCTAGGCAAGTTGCAGTTCCTGGCTCGACTTCTGTTCTGCCATCATCCACGATTAAAGCGCACGGTAATCCTTTACTCTTGGCTAATTTATATAAAGCTATTAACTCTGCTTCACTATCAACTTGCAATACTACTTTCGTGAAGTCTTCTGCTAACCACTTATATGCCGCAGATTTTTTCTTTAATTTAAAGACTGTATCTCCTTTTGATTCTCTTATTTCATCCAAAAGTGCACCTAATGAAGCATGAGCTACTTGCGCCGCTAATTTTCCGGCTGATAAGTTTAAGTCTCTCCGTGCTATAATTACTTGTTTCACTTTCATGATTCCCTCCCTAGTTACTTGAATATTGGCTTTCACTCCATACATCCTTAAATAGTTTATCTAATTCTTCCTTTTGCGATTCATCAGTTATAATGAAAGCCGCGTCTGCAAATCCTGAGATTGCAAGGTTTATTCCTCCTGCTATATATAAGTCACCAATGTTGTATAGCTTTAAATGGGACTTTTGATGATATTTGATATTATGAGTTAAATCTAACATATTTTCTGTATCTTCAAAACGTTCCATAACTGCTTGATAACGTTCTTCGCAATGTTTACATCCTTCAATACATTTATTAAAG